ATATCATATGAAGAACTATATTATAACAATGGGATTGAAAAAGTAATTAATTATTTAAATATTGATTACATTGAAAATAAAGACTTTCCATATGGTAAAAAATATAAAATTATACAAAATACGAATAAATTGATATGAACCCGTTAAAATTTTGGACACCAAATGAGTTTGAAATTTCCTCATATAAATTCAATTTATCTGATAGGGTAAATAAGACATATAAAACGTCCGGTTCGGATGATACGGAAAAATGTATATATACGTATAATTCATTAGGATTCAGGGGAGATGAACCAACAAAGAAAGGGTTTAAAATAATGTCAATAGGATGTTCTATTACTGAGGGGGTTGGTGTTAATGATAATGAAACATGGTCTTCACAATTTACAAAACTAATACCATATGGTGTTGATATGAATTTTGGGACGGGTGGTAGAAGTAATGATTTTATCTCCAGATGTTTATTAACTTATTATGATTTAATAAACCCCGACTTGGTTTTAATAATGTACACATCACCACAAAGACGTGAAATATATACAAATGATGGGGGTATTGAACCATTTATTCCCACGGCAAAATGGGGGTACACGGAAGAAACCGACCAAGGTAAAGAGACACATGAATATTTGGTCAACTTACAAAATGATAACGAAGATTATATAAATTGGTATAAAAATCATTTATTGATAAAATATTTTTTAGAATCAAAAAAATGTAATTGGTTATGGAACGGGTTTTTTGATATTCCATCGGAACATACGGAATTCAATAGATTCGATGGGGAATATAATCAACTCATAGATAAAGGGGTTGATGGGGTGCATCCAGGTCCTTTACACAATAATTCGTACGCCAAGTCATTATATGAATATATTTTACTAAAATTCCCGAATTACATACCGGTTGGTGGTATCAAATCAACCAAATTATTATAATCAAACGAGGCAACAATCCACTTACCAAAGTATTTATCTATAAATAATATTATTTTAGATGAATATATTTGATCCATTAATATCGGGTTCCCTGTCCGTATCAGGTTCGGGTAATATTTCGGGTGATTTAACGGTATTAGGAACCTTATTTGCCACGATTTCAGGAACGACACAAAATGCCGTTTCAGCATCACATGCGGCAAACTACACATTAACATCTAGTTTTGGGGAGTTTACCTCATCCTACACAACGGGTTCGTTTACAGGTTCTTTCGAAGGAGATGGGTCTCAACTATATAACATACCCTCAAGCGGTGTTACTGGACTTAATTTAACAAGAATTGCGGATGGTAATGCCACAGCATCAATTTCTTCAGCGGACGGATTAAGAGTTAACTCAAATACTGAAATTACAGGGGCGTTAAAACTTAATGAAGTTGAATTGGGTGGTAACAACATTGTTGATATGACCCTAACAGATGGTGGTGGGAAATATTATATTAACGGAGTTAAAGCACCAAGATTATCCTTCATTAAGGGATTCAAATACAGATTCTATTATAATAACAATGAGACTCACCCATTACTTTTCTCTTTAACTAGCGACGGGGAACACAATGGGGGTACAAGATACACCACCGGAATAACAACAAATTCTGATCCTTTCTATGTTCAAGTTGATGTTACTGATGCGACGGCCACAACATTCTATTATTGGTGTGACCATCACATTGGAATGGGTAATGCTATTTCGAAATATTCGGATTTTATGCATGGTCAATCTAACATCGGTCTCATTAATGTAGATACAACCACATTTGCCACAACCGGATCAAATAACTTTACAAATATACAAAGAACAAGTGGGTCGTTAGTAGTAACAGGTTCTGTTGATATTAGTGGTTCCCATAACGTTACAGGTTCAGTTAACATAACTGGTTCAATAACATTAAATGGTCAAGCGATTGGTACGGGTAAGTTAGATGAAACAACTTTTCAGGCGTACACATCATCAAATGATGGTAGATTGTTTGCAATTGAAAATTCCACATCATCATATAATACGTTTACAAGTTCTATAGATACAAGAATTAAGAACGAGATAAATGAAGAAAATGTCATCTCTGGATCAATTCAGGTTTTAATAACAGGAACCACAGGATACTCAACATTTAGTTCATCCGTTTCTTCAAGTATCGGCGAATTAAGTTCTAGTATTAGTGCAACAACATCTGGTTTAAGTTCAAGCATAGGTTCTTTAAGCTCATCTGTTGAAGGGGTGACATCGGGTCTTAGTTCATCAATAACTTCTTTAAGTTCTTCAGTAGCAACAACCACATCTGGATTAAGCTCAAGTATTGGAAGTTTATCTTCATCACTTAGTTCTACTAACGATACACAAAATGGTAGATTGGGTAGTATTGAATCTGCAACAAGTAGTTTAAATACATTTACCAGTTCAATTGATACAACAATTAAAAATAAAATTAATACCGACTCTGTTATATCTGGTAGTATTCAAGTGTCGATTACAGGAACTACGGGGTATTCAACATTTAGCTCAAGCATATCTACAAGTTTATCTGCGAGTGTTGCGTCATTAAGTTCTAGTATCAGTACGTCAATCGATAGTTTAAGTTCATCGATTGCTACAACAACTAGTGGTTTAAGCTCAAGTATTGGAAGCGTATCGTCATCACTAAGTACAACTAACGACACCCAAAATGGTAGATTAACAAGTATTGAAACATCAACCGGTTCGTTAAACTCATTCACATCTTCTATTGATACAACAATTAAGAATAAACTTAATACTGAATCAGTAATATCTGGTAGTGTACAAGTTTTAATTACGGGAACTACCGGTTATTCAACATTTAGTTCAAGTGTATCCACAAGCATTAGTGAGTTGAGTTCTAGTGTGGGTACCGCAATTAATGGATTAAGTTCATCAGTTGCAACAACAACAAACGGATTAAGTTCTAGCATTGCCACAACAACAAGCGGGCTAACACTTTCAATAAGTTCTTTAAGTTCATCGGTTGCAACAACAACATCAGGACTAAGTTCAAGTATTGGAAGTTTATCTTCATCCATAGCAACAACAAATTTAGGTCAAAATAATAGATTAGATTCTATCGAAGGTAAAACCGGAAGTTATGCAACTACGGGATCGAATACATATCAAGGTAATCAAACAATAACGGGGTCGTTATATATTTCAGAAAACTTAATAGTTGCCGGATCATCTTCGATTCAACATATTAGTTCATCTGTTGTTAACATTGCCGATAATATTATCACAGTTAACGCACAGAACCCAGCATTAAGATTTGGGGGATTGGCGGTTATTGATAGTGGTTCATCACCACAAGTGTCCGGGTCGTTGTTATTTGACGCTACTGAGAACGAATGGGTATTTGTTCATCAAAATCAAACATCCGTTACATCCGCGTTATTAATAATGGGTCCTGAGACTTTTGATGATTTAGGTAATGAAATTCATTTAACAAACAATAGATTAGTTAAATCAACGATTGACGAACACGTTGGTGATAGTAATATCACAGACACCGGTACAAAGGTTTCTATAAATTCAAATACAGAAGTAACTGGAACATTAAAAGTTACAGGAAATATAACTAGTCCTAATATAACTGCAATAGAAACGTCTACGAGCAGTTTAAATACTTTCACATCATCATTATTAACAGCTGTGGAATTAACCGGTTCTAACTTAACTGTTAGAGGTAACTTATTGGTTAAAGGAACAACAACAAACGTTAACACATCAACATTAGATGTTGATAACAATTTAATTAATCTTAATGGTGCTGGTGCATCTAATGCGGGTCTAAGAGTTAAAGATACCACCGGAGTAAGTCAAATTTCTGGCTCACTATTATGGGATGCAACAAATGATTATTGGATTGCGGGTCAATTAGGTTCTGAACAAAGATTAGTAAGAGAAACAGAATTCAACACACAAGTTACTAGAATTGGTAATCTTGAAACAAGTAGTGGTTCATTAAATTCATTTACATCCTCTATTAATACAACCATTAAAAGTAAATTAAATACTGATGGTGTTATTAGTGGTTCCGTACAGGTTAATCATAATGCAACAACAAACTATGATGCAAATCAACACGTTGACCACACAACCGTTTCAATTTCTGCTGGTAGTGGTTTAAGTGGTGGAGGTACAATTGCAGCAACAAGAACATTAACATTAGACACAGGTTCAGTACACTTTTTAGATGGTGTTAAAAAAGAATTAAACACCGAGGGTGTTATATCGGGTTCATCACAAGTATTATCAGGAACAGGTATTTGGTCTGGTTCGGCACAATTACCATCAGGAGTTATTTCAGGATCAGCACAAGTTATTTCTTCATTACCTTCCGGTACGGTATCAGGTTCATCACAAGTTTTATCTGGTACAGGTATATGGTCCGGATCCGCACAACTACCATCGGGGGTTATTAGTGGGTCAGCACAAGTAATATCATCATTACCATCAGGTACAATATCAGGTTCAGCACAATTAACATCAACATTTGTACAAAAGGCTGGAGATACCATGACTGGTCAATTAATTGTAGGTTCGACAGGAACCGCCGGTGCGGCAACTTTAAAAGTAAACACCTCTAGTGCAATATCGTTTATACATTCACAAGAGAACTTCTCACCAAATATGACCAATGGTCAAACAAACATTTTAGTTGTTGGTCAAGCTGGTAGTACTAAAAATGCCGGTTACTTAGGATACAATTGGTCTAGTTCTGCATCAAATAGTAACTTCATAAGTCTTGGTCATTGGGGTTCTGATAATTTATTAAGAGTGTATGGTGATGGTACCGTTTACATGGGTACTGTTACAACAGGTGTTTGGAACGGTACAGCAATCGGCGATACATATATTAGTTCGGCATCAAATTGGAACACAGCATATAATAAAAGAATTTCTTCTTTAGGTTTTACAAGTTCAACAGTTACAATCACATTAGCGGATAGTTCAACTGTTACAGGTTCAGTCCCAACCTTTAATCAAAATACAAGTGGAACTGCGGCTAATATAACTGCGAGTTCAAATACAAGTTTAACATCGTTAGCTAATTTAGCTACGGTTGGTACAATTACAACAGGTGTATGGAATGGTACCGCAATTGCAAACGCATATTTGGCTAATTCATCATTTAATATTGGTACAACATCAATATCATTAGGTCGGGCGAGTGCATCTCAAACATTGACAGGTGTTAGTGTTGATGGTTCTGCGGGAAGTGCAGGGGTCATAACTGCATCAGGTGGGATAACAAATCAATATGGTAATGGAACTGTTGGATATTCATATGCACATAATAGTAGCACAACGGGGTTGTTTACAGCGGTTGATAATTCAAATGGTATCCTCACTGTTAATAGACATCCAGATAACTATTATAGCCAATTAGGTTTCAGTTCTAATGGTAATCTATATTATAGAAGTTTTTCAGCAACCGCAATTAACACGTCACAGGCTTGGAAAACAATTATTGATTCAGGTAATATTGGATCACAAACAGTATCCAACGTTTCAGGAACGGTTGCTGTTGCAAATGGTGGAACCGGCGCAACAACTGCGGCTAATGCAAGAACAAACTTAGGATTAGTGATAGGTACGGACGTACTGGCACAAAGAACTTTTGGAACTGCGGCAAATAATAACACAGGAGATTTTGCGGCATTCAATGCAACAACATATGTTGGTACGACCGCAATCGCACTTAACAGAGCTAGTGGGACACAAACATTAACAGGTGTCTCAATTGATGGAAACGCTGCAACTGCAACATCCGCAGACCAAATCGATGGTATCGGTATTAGAAACACAAATACAAGTGGAGTTGCCGCAAATACATTAGATTCAAACGGATTTACATATGTAACAGATGTTGATGGTAGTAGTACCAACTTAACTGGTAACTCAACAGACGGAGCATTGTATTCTCAAATATATAGTTCTAGTTGGCAACATCAAATATATGGAGATTATCGGACGGGTATTATGTATGTTAGAGGTAAGAACAGTGGTACATGGGCTAGTTGGAAGAGAGTTGCATTAAGTAGTGCAACAACATTCTCTAACGTGTCAAGTGTAACTTTTAACCATACTTTGGGAACGGCAAATGTAACGGCACAAGTGTTTGATTCAAACGGAGACATGTTCTTCCCTTCCAATATAAGAATAACATCGACACAAGTGATATTAACTTTTGCGTCAAATAGAAGTGGAAGACTTGTAGTTACAGGATAAAATCCGTATATTATACAATATGTTAAGAGAAAACGTAGAAGTTAGTGGTTCATTAAATGTAAGTGGACAATATATTATACCAAGAGGGCCACGAGCAAATAGGCCATCTAGTCCTGATATTGGGTCATTATATTTGGAAGAATCTACTAGTGGTAGTTTTGTGGTTACATATACAGCCTCATCAAATTATGATGGTGGTTGGGAACCAGTTGGTTCACAAAATACAGATAGAACAGGATTTAAATATAGACAGGTTATTAATTACTCATACTTAGCTGGTGGTTATAAATCCGCATCACCATGGAAGAATGTTCATAGAACAACAAATTCAACAGACCAAACGGTTCACTTAGGTGAACTATTAGATTATCCGGCATCATATACATCCGGTGCTTGTAGTAAAAGCATTTTATTTCTTTGGTCAACAAATACAGATGGTACATTTAAAGGGGACAGCACTATTCATTCAACATGGACTAGTGGTGTTAATATGGTAAACGAAACATCATACGCTCATCAAACCAAATGGGATTTAGCAAATGCGAGAGATGATTGTGGTACTTTACATCAAGAAACAGAATTTGCTTGGATATTTGGTGCTGGGGTAGCTGCGGTTGAGAAGTTTAATTTAACAAACGAAACAATGTATAGTGTATACTATCAAGCGGGTGTACCATACATTACTACAACATCATCAATTACTGGTAGTGGACCATCAGGTGCTTCGGGATTTTCTGACGAAAACTACGGATATGGTTGGACACAACAAAGTGGAACTAAATTATTTTTTGCAAACGATACGTTCACAAACAATCAACAATGGGGTGCGAGTGGACAACAAAAAGGAATTAGCTCAAAGGTAGGAAAAGGATATGCAGGAAATGAAGGTACATATAATGGGGGTTACAACTTAAGAAGATGGAATGTTTTTACCGAAACCAATCTTGGTAATGTGGCAAAACCACATGGTAACTGCGGAGAAGAAAACTTTACAATGGGACAAGATCATCAATATATGTTAGGTTGTTATGACGGTGCACAGGTAAATACTAGTTGGAAATTTGGTTACACTACGGATACTGGTACAGTAAACCCTAGTGGTTTGGCACCAGGAGTAAATGATGGAACATCATCAGGTCATTGCGGTTGGAGAACATAAAATTTATATTTATAAGATATGCTACACGAAAATATTGAAATTAGTGGGTCCCTAAAAGCACAAGGTGTGATAAAATCACCAGTAGGCACGCGGGCAAATAGACCTAGCAGTCCACAAACTGGTTCTTTATATTTAGAACAAGCAACTAGTGGTAGTTTTTTGATGGTTTATGTTGGTTTAAGTAATAGCGATAGTGGATGGGTTAGGGTATCTTCTCAAGTAAACGCCAATGTTGGTTTTAAATTTAGACAGATAATTAGTGTTTCTTATCTTGCGGGTGGTTATAAAGATTCATCCCCTTGGAAAAATGTTCACAAAACAATTAACTCTACAGATCAAACAACACACATTGGAGAATTGTTAGATCATCCAGCATCATATACATCGGGAGCTTGTAGCAAATATATCTTTTTTATTTGGTCGGTTAATACAGATAATACATTTAAAGGACCGAGTACTGTAGATAGTGTTAGAACCTCAGCAATTAACATGGCGAATGACACAAAATATACACATAATCAAAAATTCAATATTACCAATGCTAGAAGTGACTTAGGAACCATGCATAAAGAAACAGAAATGGCTTATATGTTTACCGGTGGTAGTACTGTTGTTGAAAGATTTGATTTAAGTACGGAAACAATAGCAACTGGTTTCCATTTAACAACGATCGATGGTAGTGATGGTGGTTCAGCATTTTCTGATGAAAACTTTGGATATGGTTGGACGTCATCTGCAGGTATTAAAATGAGTTTTGCAACGGAAACAATTACATCAAGTGGAATGTGGGGCGCACATTCACAACAAAAAGGAATTAGTTCAAAAGTTGGAAAAGGTTATGCTGGAAACGAAGGTTCATATAATGGTGGTTACAACTTAAGAAGATGGAGTAATGCTAATGATACCAACATTGGAAACGTATCAAAGCCTCATCCTAATTGCGGTGAAGAAAATTTTACCATGGGTCAAGATCATCAGTATATGTTAGGTAATTATGATGGGCTACAAAATAATACAAGTTGGAAATTCTTCTATGCAACAGATACAGGAACAACCAGTGTAAGTGGGTTAAACCCCGCAGTCAATGCTGGAACATCATCTGGGCATTGTGGATGGAGAGGGTAAAAAATAATTAAATTATGATATACGAGAATTTAGAAGTTAGTGGTAGTTTAACATCAGATAGGGTGGTTAATAGACCACCTAGAGGTGTTAGAGCAAGCAGACCTGGTTCACCATTATCTGGTTCTTTATATTTGGAAGAATCCACTAGTGGTAGCTTTTTAATGTTATATACCGGCGTATCAAATATTGATAACGGATGGGAGAGAATTGCGGCACAAGAAACCATTCCAATAGCATTTAAATATAGACAAGTTTTATCATACACATATTTGGCTGGTGGTTATAAAGATTCATCACCTTGGAGAAACGTACATAAAACAACAAACTCAACGAATCAAACAACACACGTCGGTGAATTGTTAGATTATCCCGCATCATATACATCTGGTGCATGTAATAAAACAATATTGTTTATTTGGTCAGTAAATGATGATGGGGCATGGAAAGGTCCAGAAAGTATTCATGGGACTCGGACATCAGCAATTAATTTGTTTAACGATACAAACTATGCTCATCAAGCTAAATTTAACACAGGTATTGCTAGAAGTGACGTTGCAACTATGCAAAAAGAAACGGAGTTTGCCTATTTAATTTCGGGTGGATCAACAACAATTGAAAAATTTAACCTATCTAACGAAAGTTATGTAAGTGGATTTGGTGTAACGTCAATAAGCGGTAACGATGGTGCCGGTGCATTTTATGATGAAAGTTTTGGATATGCGTGGACAACATCTGCGGGTATAAAATTTAATTTTTCAAATGAAACACCAAGCTCATCAACACAATGGGGAGCACACGCACAACAAAAAGGTATACCATCTAAAGTTGGGAAAGGTTATTGTGGTAACGAGGGGTCATATAATGGTGGTTACAACTTAAGAAGATGGAGTAATTCTACGGATACGAATCTTGGTAATGTTGCAAAGCCACATGCCAACTGTGGTGAAGAAAACTTCGCATTAGGACAAGACTGGCAATATATGTTAGGAAATTATGATGGAACAGGACAAAACAATACGTCTTGGATAATGGTTTATGCAACCGACACAGGTTCAAATGCCATTACGGGATTAGCACCACGGGTTAACGCTGGGACATCATCTGGACATTGTGGTTGGAGATAAGTTGACATTTTAAAAAATTTTACTTATATTAGTATAAAAAACAATTATGGAACAAGGTTACAAATACGACAGGTCTAATTTCATTAACAATCCTTATGATGAAAAATTAATGCAAATATCCGAAAGTATGTCTTTCGCATTACCAAAATACAAAGCATATAATTTCGTTGGAGGTGCACAAATAACACCTTACGCGAGATTAAAACAATGGTTATTAGAGCTAAGAGGTAGAGAAGATGCGGTAGAACATTTGGAATATACAGTTAGAAAGATGGAACTTGAAATTGAAATGGATGAAGAAAGTAAAGAATTCATAACTGACCCCAAAAGAAAGGAAATGGTTAACATAACCATTGCAGATAAAATGATTGATTTAAGAAAGTTTAATAGAAATCTTAAAGATGCATATAGAGAAAGACAGGGATTTATTGATTTGATAAAAGAATTCTTGGAATCTGATCAGGCAACTCTACCCGACGGAACAAAACTAATTGATGTTTTTGGTAACCCTGAATTAGAAGAAAAATATGAACACGAATACTGGACCGTTCGTATGGCAAAGCAAGCTATGTTAGATATGATTTCATATGGTAGAATTGGTACCGGTAACTTAGATTCAATTCTTATGATGGACCCAGAACAACAAAAACAAGTGTTAGCATTAGCGTCAGCATACACTATCTCAACCGATAAAAATATAAACCAATTAATGACAGAAGCAACAACAAACAATTTTACAATTGAAGAGTCATTAAAAAATCAGTTAAGATTAAGTGAACCAAATAAAACAGAAACAGAAAAATTATTATAATGACACATATTCTTTTTAAACTACAAGGTAATGTTCCTGGATACATTCAAGTGATAGGTATGTATCTAAACTATAACTACGGAAGAATTGCCGATGAATATAACGACATGAGAGTTGAGTTAAATAAACTCGATGCAATAGTTATTCCAGAAGAGATTGCTAAAGGATTTGTTTTTGCTGACATATATAAAGATTATATTAGTGTTAGAACAAATTCAAATATCATGGATGAGATTCCTCAGTTAGCGGAATCTAGCGAAACAGAAGCAGAAAAGGTAAAACATTTTCTTAGTGATGATGATAAACTAGCTGGTGTATTATTTAATAAAGCGGTAATGAAAAAAGTTGTTGCTGACAGGTTTTCTGAAAGATATAAAGAGCTGATGGTTGATGCTTCCATCTTAGAAAAAGATACTTGGGAAGAACAAAAAAGAGAAGCGTTTGGTTGGATGGCTGACCAAGATTATCAAACTCCAATTATTGATATATTATGTGCGGGTAGAAATATAGATAAAACATTATTTGTACAAAAGATAATTAACAATGTTACAGCATATAATGTTAAATTAGCAAATCTATTATTAGAACAACAACTATTAGAAGAAAGAATTAAGGCATGTGTAAACATCGCAGATTGCCACAGACTTAAGCACGAAAAATTTGGTGTTGCATTGAGCAAACAACAAAGGGAAGATGAAAATATTCCAACAACACCTCTCACATTGAAAATGGATTTTTAATGAATTTAGCTATTAACGGGACGTGTGCTAAAGGTTGTTCATTTTGTTTCACAAAAGAAGATGCAAGATTAAAACACACGTTAGGAGAAATGGATATAGAAATGGTCGATAAAATTATCGACCATTATCGTCTAAGTAACTCTAATGAAGAGATTACTATACTTGGAGGAGAACCAACACAACATTCAAATTTTATTGGGATATTAGATTACATATTTTCTAAGGGATTTAAAGTAAATCTTGTTAGTAATTTTCTATTTAGTAAAACCACCAGAGAGTATATAATAGAGAATATCAAAAACATTAGATGGGTCTTTCCAAATGCAGCAGAACTTAATGAAAAAAATAGAATGGTTTTATTTAAAAAAAACTATTTAGAAATTTATAAGGCGTATGCAAATACTTGGGGTTTTGAAAATCACCCAAGATTGTATTTGGCAATAACAATGTCAAGCGATTGGAAGAGTAGAAATTTCTATGAATATATTAAGTGGTTATATCATGAATTAGATGGTAAAATAAATGCCATTAGACTAGGTTTAGACTTAACTGGTACCTACCTAATTAATAATAAGGAGATGGGTGAGGAAATGACCAAGATACTTAAATTTGGTCTCTATAATCAAATAAAGATTACGTCCGATTGTCAAGTACCTCCATGTCTTTGGGAGGGTAAAACAAAAAAAGCGGTATTAGAAAACTCATTAAATTTTGCAACATTTAAAATCCCCGAGTATGAAACCATATGTGGGTTTATGCCGTTAGATATCTTTCCCGATGGAAGTTCGATTCATTGTTATCCATTGGAAGATAAAGTAAAAATAGATAATGTTTTGGAAATATCAGGAAAAAATGGTATATTAGGGTTAAGAGAGGAATTCGATAAACTTTATATTAATAATCATAAAAATTATTCAATCCCACAAGATTGTTTAGATTGTGTTTTTTACAAGACAGAATGTAATGGAATATGTGGAGGTTGTATGGAAGGTAGCAAATGACAAAGAAAATATTTTCAATACCATTTAATCCGATGTTAACGGAGGATATGTTCGTAAATAAATTTTATCCATTCTTAGAAAGAAACAAAGATTGGATTTATGACATTTATTTCACGTGTAGAATACCTCCATTTACACAGGATGCTATGGGTGCTATATTCAGAGAGGAAGATAGAGATATCGTATTTGAAAACGCGATGATTATACAAAAGGCTTTGGGTATTAAAATAAGTGCAACATTTAATAACATTAACGTTTCACCCAAGTATGAAAATTATAAATTATTTGTTGATAATTTAAAACCATTATATGAAAAAGGGTTAAGGTGTATAACTATTCCACATGGTCATTGGGTTGCGATGGGTCTTAAGAAACACTTTCCTGAAATGGAAATCAAAAATACTATCTTAAGAAAGGTTGCAACAGGACAAGACTTTTGGTATAATGCCGATCAAGGATTTGACTACATTAATCTCGATAGGATTTTAATGAGGGATGTTGAAGAATTAAAAAGCATTAAGAGAGCACAATTAAAATATTACGAGGAAAAAGGTAGGTATGTTAAACTATCATTACTTGTTAATGAAGGTTGTTTAGGTAGATGTCCTGTCATGGATGAACATTACACATATAATAACTTAAGAACAAATAATGAACTACCATACTTTCATCATGAGATATCTAAAGTAACCTGTGAATATAAATGGGAAAAAGAAATCAATGCTTTCTTTTTTAAGGCGGCAACAATACCACCATTTAAAGAAGAGTTTGATGAGTTCTTAGAGTACATCGATGTCTTTAAAATGCATGGTAGAGATAGTTTTAATAGACTAGATGAAACAATTGAAATTGTCGAGTCGTATGTTGCAAATAGTGAAGTCCTATCCAAAACCTCTGAAACATATTTGGATGGCATTCCATATGACGAATTAAAAGGTTGGAGAAATAAAATAAAGAAATGTAAATTCCAATGTTGGGATTGTAATTATTGCGACATCGTTGCTGACCATAAAAAGAAATCACATGGACTTAATTAAACACATTGACGACTCTATTGAATGGGGTAAACTTGAGGTGTCTAAATTAAATCAAGACATTCTTAATATTCACGGAATAACAAGTAATAAAGTTAAATGTTTTCTTAATAACATTTGTAATATCGATAACGCCACATATCTCGAAGTCGGTGTTTTTAGAGGTGCAACTTTTTGTTCTGCGGTATATGGTAATGACATTTACTCAATAGGTATTGACAACTTTATGTCCCCCAACTTAACACCAAAAGGTGTAAGTCAAAAAATTGGCAACTACTATAAACATAATATTGACATACCACCACAAGAGGAATTTTTATTAAATGTTAAAAGACATTGTAATGTAAATAAAACATCCATATATAAAACTGATTATCAAACCTTTGATTTTAAATCATTACCAAATGTTGATATCATTTTTTATGACGGAGAAACAAAATTTCATGACCAATATGTTGCGTTAACAAACATGTTACCAATATTTTCTAAAGAAACCATAGTCATTATGGATGATTGGAATTGGAATAGTGGTGCCTTTGAAAAGTTTGTTAGTGATAACAACTTATTTATTAGCCATTATAGGGAATTATATACATCAGGTGAAGACTCCGAAGATTTTTGGAATGGACTGGGTATATTTTTAATTGAGAGATAGTTGAATACTTAATTTTTTTTGTTTATATTAGTATTGTTGGGGAGGTGGGTGAGTGGTCTAAACCAGCAACCTCCGAAGTTGTCATTGGATCTAAAAAAGTCAATCGAGGGTCCGAATCCCTTTCTCCCCGCACAATAAACTTTTCTTAAACAAAAAACAAAATGAGAAAAACAATCACAATGCTATCGCTAATGTTAGCACTATTGTTTACTACCACTATGTCATTTGGACAATATAGTAGTAGTGCAATTCAGAAAGGTTCGGAACAATCCTTAAACGTTCGAACGGACTCGGTCCCTAATCAATTACAAGAAATCGTTGTTACAGCAAAGAAAGTACCACTAATGACCAAAGTTGGTCCTTATGGTCAACCACTTTGGACAACAATGAGAATGTTTGCATCCACAAGAGTTTATGTGATGAACCCTCCAGGTACGGCAATGTACGAGAAGTGGTTTGACATTAGACAAAGAAGAAATGGACCAGCTCAAATCAGAATGAGAGATGAGTTTACATTTGGTTTAGGTAAACGACTTCAATTGGATATGTATTCACACACTGTTTATGATGGATACAATGGAGACAAAGAATTCAAATGGAGAGGTTTCTCTTGGGAATTCCGTTATGCTCTTGCTGATTGGGGTAAGTTATGGGGTAACCCAACCCTATATTGGGAAACAAAAATGTTAGATGGTCGTTGGGGTATCGAGCCTAAATTATTATTGGGAGACAGAGTTGGAGAAAGAGGTATTTGGGGATTCAACGCAATCTATGAAGGTAATTTATCAAGAATCAAAGAACTTCGTGAAGATGAATACGCATACACTGCATCGTACGCTAACATCATCAATAATGATTTAACTTTAGGTGTGTCACATATGTTTAGATACAACGATTTTGATGGAGGTTCACAAGAATGGTATCTTGGACCACTACTTCAATATCGATTTAATAACAAGGCTTATTTGAATGTTGAACACATGCCAGGTCTTAATCAAGACGCAAAACAATCAAGAACCACAATTATATTTGCATGGAGATTTTAATCAAAGGACAAGAGTTTCTTGTCTACTTAATATTCATTATGTTCGTAACAGGTATCCTCAAAGAAAGAGGATACCTTATGGACATCTTCAGACTGCTTGAACAAAAAGTTAAGTCTAAAAGAATGGTAGTATTTTTAGTATCACTATTTGGCGGTATCTTACCAATCCCTGGTCGTGTTGCATTATCGGCATCAATGTTAAACAGCATTGCTCCTGTTGATAATAAGAAACGTAAGAAGTTTGGTATCATTGATTATTTGGCAACACATCATTACTATCTATGGTCACCATTAGAGAAGACGGTTATCATCCCAATGGCTGTGTTAAGTTTAACTTATATGCAATTCATGTCATATATTTGGCCATTACTTTTAATATCGGTATTGTATGTTACATATTATATCCTATCATTAAAAGATGATGAAATTGACATTGAAGTTAAAGATGAACCAATTAATATACAAAACATAACCATGGTGGTTATACCATTCTTGGTTACCATACTAATGTGCGTATTTCTTACTGAATACTATTTTGGTTTCTTTACTGCATTCACAGCGTGGTTAGTATATTACTCTAAGAGTTGGAATAAAATACTTAGTTACATTGATTGGGAATTAATATGGATTGTTGGTTTAGTTATTATTTTAGGTAACCTTGTTGGGTCCTATTATAGTGTGATTGAATCATATATTAAACAATATAGTAAACCTGAATATATTTTGGTTGTCTCTGTTATATCATTCCTTTCATCATTTATGTTAGGTTCTTCAGCCAAGTACGCGAGTATTGTTAGTTTACTAACGAGTGTGTTTGGTATGCAGTACTTTGTTTTATTCTTTACATTGGAATATTCAGCGTACTTGATTTCACCGTCCCATAAGTGTTTACCGATTGGTCAAAAGTATTTTCATACTGGATTTATGACTTATTTGAAAGCACTGATTGTGTGGATATCTTTAATGATGACGTACGCACTTTTAACAATTATATAGTGTTTACTTTTTTAAAAATAAGATATATATTATAAAGATAATTAAAAATTTATGGAAAAAATAACATTAAAATTAGGAGACGTTCTACAATTAGAAAGTGAAATAAACGGATACACGGATCCACAAAATGGAGAACAAGTATTTGAAGGTTTTAGTAAACAAAACCTGTCGATTATTTTGAAATATGAGTTGAGTGACTTTTCAACAGAACTTAAAGGTGAGAGAAGTAAAGTCGAAACTTTAAGAGATGAGTTAATCAAAAAATATGGAGAAGACGATGGTAATGGTGGTATCTTAGTAAAAATGTATAATGAAGTGAAAGATGAGGAGGGTAACGTAGTTGGTAAAGTCGTTAACCCACAATATCTTGAATTCGATAAGGAATATGGTTTACTTTTAAATCAAGAAATTGAAATCGAATATCCCGAAATCACTAAAGAAGATTTAAAGGATGCTGGTAAAACCAAAGACAAATATCAGGTTTTATTTAAATTAATCAAAAAAGAAAAAGGGACTTTATAGTCCCTTTTTTTTATATTCATCAATATAGTCATATAGATTTACAATCGGTTGCCAATCTAAAATTAATCTGGCTAGTGTACTTTCACATAAAGTTTCTTGAGCTTCACCTGGCTTATCTTCAGTATAAACTCTATCTTTTTTAAACATATCGGCAACCTCGTTCAACGAGAAATTTTGACCTCTACCCAACTCAAACGTGTGACCCCACATTTCTTTATCCATTATCTTAATTAACGCATTAACAATATCATCAACGTGTGTGAAGTCCCTTCTCTTTGAACCATCACCATATATTGTTAATGGTACATTATCATCATATTGTTTCTCCCATCTACCAATCACTGTACTATAACCACCATCTTTTAAATGATAGGGACCATAGACATTGTAAAAGCGAGTTACTGATGACTTTAAATTAAAATGTTCCTGATAAAGTTTAACAATCTCCTCACCAACATCTTTACTAAATGTATATGGGTTTTTAAACTTACCACTATGATGTGAACTACTTCCCGCATAAATTAATGGTATGTCATTCTTAACACAATATTGTGCCACATTTAATGTGCCATTTGTATTTGTTTGAAAATATTCAACAGGATGTTTAAATGATGGCTGTATTCTTGCGATTGCTGCTAAATGAAACACAATATCGTATTTCACATCATCTAATATCGATAAGTTTCTAACATCACCACATATATAATTTGCACCATCTTGATGGTTAGAACTAAAACCACTTAAGTAGTTATCTAACGATGTCACCTCGTGACCATCTTTTAATAGTCTTTTAATTAAATTAGTACCAACAAATCCCGCACCTCCTGTAACTAGTATATTCATTAAATTGTATTTCTTATAACTATCTTCATGTTACCAACCTCATATTCACCAGGTTCATAATATGGTATAGATAGTCTTATTTTTTGTAAAGTGTATAAATCTTCATCCGTAAATGGTGAAGTTTCATAAATCATAACGTCAACAGTGTCTGTAAGGGTAAATTTCGACCTTAAATCATATCGTGTATTCTTTTGTTCATTCTCAATATAATCCTCAGGAATCTCCCCTAAATCGATTTTATCAAAGAAAAGCTCAATCTCATACATTCTACTTTTATTTCTGGTTGTTAAACCCATTGAGAATGTTTTATATTTGAATTCCTTTTCTTCCCAATACCTAATCTCATTAAATGCTGAGAATGGTACACCCCATTTTCTAACAAAGTTTCTATTTGAACAAACCTCGTATATTCTTCTTTGGTCTTTATAATCATCACTAAATCTGGATGTCTGAGAAACAAAATGGTAGGTAATTGCACAATCGGTAGTTTTAAGTTCGTATCCCTTTAGTTTTGCACGAACTAAGAAATCATCATCCTCACAGAAACAAGGAACAAAACTAAATCCGTCGAAACCACCGACATCGTCAAACATCTTCTTATAACCACTCATAAAGAAAACCGCACCATCGTAAATGTTACATTTGTCTTTATTCTCTTTAACATATTGTTCAAATAAAGTATAGTTGAAATTATGAAATGATGAACCTAAATCTAATAACACTTTACCCGGCCTCTTATGTCCTTTAAAAATAGGAGGTTCGACTGTGGTATATGATAATAAAGTATTTGGGTTCTCATCTAATAACCTATCTAAGTTCTCTAAGAATTGTTCACCGATGACCATGTCATTGTGTATTAAAACTAACTTCTCGGTGTCAACTAGTTTAATTCCTGCATTATATGTGTCAGAAAATGTTAACCTTTCATCGTCGTGAATAAATGAAAGATTATCGTCCTCTAAAGATTCTAACCATTCTTTGGTTCCATCATATGAACCGCCACTACTAATAACTAAAGGTGCATTTGGGTACACATCTCTTAATCGATTATAACATTCTTTTGTTAAATCTAATTTATTGTACACCGCGAGTACGAATGTCATTTTAATTTCTTGTGTATCCTTCTTCATCGTGTATACATGTTATTTTATTTATTAAGAGACTATTCATTTTATTTAAATTTATCCACTCACTAACCCGATCCCACAAATCCCCATCAGAAGGTAAACCAACAACGCCGGTCTCTTTAAAAATGTCTCTATAACGTAATGGTATTTGTTTAAAATTCATACAAACAGATGAATGTATCAAACCACCACAACCAGGTGCCGTCCAAATAACTTCACCAGCACTAGCCGGTGGACTAGGTAAAGTAGATGAATGATATTTTGATTTAGTGAATATAAATGGTGCCGACGTCCTAACAATAACTTCAAAGATTGATGACAGGTGATTATCTTCCCACATATCATCATGGTCCAAATGACAAATATATTCGAACCCCTGACTCAACGCCACATCGACACCATGGTTAGTTGCGTTAACCCCACCATATGACCAAATTGCCCACTTATTTTTATACCTATCTCTTTCCTCGGCAAATGGTAAATTCTCATAATATATTTTATCAGGTTCAATTATTGACGTTGCTATTTGAATAAACTCATCGTTATCTTCATACCTATCACCAATTAAAAATACCTTGTAATCTTTAAACGTTTGATTTTTAATTGAGGTTAATGACCTCGTTAAGTAGTCAATTGTTTTCCCATCCTCTCTTCTAAATGTTGGGATAACAATACCGATTTTTAGTTTTGATTTTTTTCTCAATATGTAACAATTACCATCATTTACATCCTCTGGTCTTGCTTTGAATACATTAGGTAACGTACCAATAATCTCATAATTATCTCCTATCGTACTTACTAACTTATCTACAGCAATTTTAACACCCGGACTATTCTGTGGATCATTATAATCATCGAATATAATATATCCATTCTCTTTCACCAAAGGAGAATACATGTCGAAATCTTTTCTAGCACCAAATTCCGAATGGTCACCATCAATAAAAAGAATATCAATTTGATTAACACACTTTAAAACATTATTATAAGTTTCATCTGTTTGTGAGTTACCTCTAACATATGTGTATTGGTTATTGTGTACATTAAGATTTTTAACATTATTAACAACAACACTTGGGTCAATGGGATTACCTAAATCAATACTTAAAACGTTTGTCTTCGGTCTTTGTAATAAAAGACATGCCGAACCACCAGCATAACAACCAATCTCAACATAGTTAACTAAATAATCTGATGGATATGTGTTGGCAATATCATATAGGATATGATAGTGATGGTGAAATGTTTTATTATCGATTTTATCCGATATACTTTTAGTTAAATTTAATGATTCTTCTGTGTGTTTCATGTGTATTAAATTGTTCCTGAGTCAACAAATATATTTTGACCGGTAATTGAACTTGCGGAGTCTGACGTTAAAAATGAAATTGTTTTAATAACAGATTTTATTTCCGTAGATTGTTTTAATGATGTTCTATTATAGATTTTATTTTTTTGTTCTTCGGTAAGTGATTTACTCATTTCAGTTTCCATAAAACCGGCAACCACACAATTTGAACGAATACCTTTAACGCCCCATTCTCTTGATGTGTTCTTCGAAAAAGCTTCTAGTGAACCTTTTGTCGATGCGTACATAGATAGTCCCTTATAACCCGTGTGAACACTTATACTTGATATGTGTACGATTGAACCTTTAGTCTTATTAAGGATGAAATTTCTAATTGCACACTTAGTTAACATTATCGGAGCAAACACATTAACCTTATACATCTGTTCGAGTTTTTGTGGATTGGCGTTCGTGATAATATCGTCGTAAGCAATTGCAGCGTTATTAACAAATGAATCTAGTTTTACTTTATTGGTTACCAAGTAGTCATTTATTTCTTTAGTCAGATCTTCGTATGTTTCTAAGTCACCTAAAAAATGATGGAACGTTTCTGGATACTTTGAAGATAACTCATTTAATTCATCACTCTTAGTTCTACTAATACCATAAACGAAATTACCACACTCTAATTGGTCTTTTGTAAACTCCAAACCAACCCCTCTTGAAACTCCAGTAACTAATAACTTTTTCATTTTCTAATAATTTTACCTGTAGTGTTGGTTTCTAACTTATCGACTAAATTTATTTTCATCGGAACTTCATATGAATTTAAAATACTCTTTAAGTCCATCTTAATTTCCTTTATTGTTTTATCATGTTTTAAGACAATATCCGTTGATACTATATGACCCATCAATGAATTTTTAACACCATAAACATATGAACTATTAACATAATCCAATTTATTTATTTTGTTCTCAACCTTAATAGGGTTTACCTTTACTCCACCCACATTTATCATATTGGACTCTCGACCAATAATCTTAAAGTGAACATCATCAACCCATTCAACCTTATCTCCTGTATAGTACCATTCATCATTAATATTCTGTAAAACTATTGAATGATGAACAACGATTTCGTCATTTATTATCTTAACAAAAGTACTATTTTTTTCTGTAATTTTAAAGTATTCGTTGTTTGAAGAAAACAATGTGCCGAATTCCGTTGAAGCGTATATATTGGTTATTTTACAATTAGGGAAAGATATCCTCAATTTGTTGAATAACTCCTCATCCGATGGTTCACCACCTAAAGTTAATTGAACAACCCTTTCGAATTTAACACCACCATCCATTAATAACCTATAAAAGGTAGGTGTACCTGATATGTGAGTTATGGTATTGAACCCCTCAGTAATCTCTTTTTTAGATTTACCAAATAGATTGACAATGGTAGCATTATTAAGATAGGATTGTAATATAACTTGAGAGCCTGCTATTTTATTAAAATCATAACTCAACCCCCAAATACAATCTTTTAATTTATCATCAACCTTAATATTTCTAGTTAACGAATGGTATGTGTGATTTATTTTTTTAGGTTCACCTGTCGTACCAGAAGTTTCAAACTCGATTTCGTTATCCCTAAATGATTTTATAAATGATAATATACCCAACTCAACATTAGATAATTCAATGTCTAGTTTTTCGTTATTTAAGTAACGATCTAAATCGGAATATTTTATCACATTCCTATCTATTAGGAATGTTTTATCCATTAATTTTCTCAGTTATTTCTGAAACCTTGGTTATTAACCCATCACTAAAAATGTCCACACCATACTCACTCTCAATCTCAACTGTTAGTTCCGCTAACATTAAACTATCAAAACCAATATCATCCCTAAGGTTTGCATTGTTATCGATATTTGATATTTCATCAAGTCCATTACCTGATAAGACTTCATTAATTATTTCTAATAAACTCCTCTTCATATTTTAAAAATTTTTTTAAACGATTACCTACTTTTTTTGATGGATTACCCGAATATACACTAAATTCTTCACAATCTTTTGTGATTAAACTTTGAGCGTAAATGGAAACACCAGTTTCAATTGTGACATTTGGTAAAATTACACAACCACATCCAATGATACTATGTTTTTTAATGTGAACAATTCCATTAGTTACTTTCTTATATTTGTTTGGTATCATCGGGTTTGTCATTGACATCCCCGTATAGTCATCGCTACTACTATAAATTGAAACCCTTCCCGATATCCCAACAAAATCTTCTAATATCATTTCACCTTTCCCAATCAATGAAGCATAACAACCGATGTGTACGTAGTTACCTATCTTTAATGATGTTCCTGGAGACAGAATTGCAAAATCATCAATCCTCACATTATTCCCTATCTCAATTAAATGAGCAGAATAGATGGACACCTTATCGGATATCAATACATTTTCCCCAAAATGTTTTAATCCTAAATTTTCTAATTGTTCTTTAGTTAGATACATAAATTACGCTTCGAAATTATGACTACTAACCAATCCACCGTCATAATTACCTTTATATTTTAAAACAAAATTATCATATACTACACCCATATAACTTAATATAATGTTACCCTGTATGTGTTTGGTATATTCCTCATAAAGATGTTTGGACATCTCATCGTACATTGGATGGTGAGTGTTCCAACCAAAATACTTTGCAGAACAAACACCGATTGAATTAACATCTACACCTAAATTACTAAAAATTTTTACATATTCGTCTTTGGAATTTCTTATACTTTCGTATGAATATTCCCACCTTGGTTGAGATGATGCCAAATATTCAGATACGATGTTATTCCGATCACCATCATACCAGTCAGTCGTTGTGAATAAACATTTATCGTCAGTACATTTGTTTACAAATTTAACATAATCTTTCCAAAGAGTTATAACATTTGAATCACAAATAAAAATATTTTTAAACTCAGATAACTTTGGTATGAACTTAAGTGGAAAACAATTAATTTCGGATATTATTAATCTTCTTTCTCTTAAGTCAGTTACATTAACATAATCTGTAATGACACTAACCATATCCCAACCCATATCCAATAAAGGTTTTTCATACTCTTTGTTGTCAGTAACATAAATTGTCTTCATGTTATCCGGTAAGTTTTTTGGTGGCGGATTTAATTGTTCATACCCCCAAAAATGTTTTGTTAAATAGATGTTCATTGTTTGTATATTTCAAATTTACTCAAATCAGGATATGGTAATTCTAAATCCATGTTATGTTTTTTAGTACCATCTATGTTGTAGAACTGGTTCATTAACAACATACCCCTCGCGGCTAATTCAGGCATCATATAAAAATTCCAACCTAACATATCTAAGTTATCATCATGGTACGAACATTCTCTTCTACCACTATATCTTGCTCTCTTAAACCAAAGATAAGCCTCGTGACTATCTGTTAGTATAGCACCACCTTTACTCAGTTTAAAATGTTTATAAGGACCCGTAAAGGATACACACATATGCGTTCCTTGTTCGTACATATCTGCAGTGAATCTTAATGCACTATCCCAAACATTACTTCCTTTTAAATTATATGCACCCTTAATTGTTTTCCCCTCCACAGGTTCAAAGTTCACCTTTAACCCTGCGTGAATAATTTCACAAGGTACAGATGGGTAAGTTCTACATGGTATTGAAATGGATTTAGATGTTATTGTTTTTGTAATGTTCTTTTCATAATAAAGAGCTAAAAATAAAGCGTTGCTCATGTTATCTAAAGTAACCACATATTTGGCACCAGTATAGTCTGATAATGCCTTTTCGAAATCCTCCGTTATTTTGTATATTCCGTTTGCCATTGATATTAAATTGAACTATAAAATTTATTTTGTTTCTCCTGTTTGTTAATTGTTTTGTGATGTTGGATACAATATTCCTCATCTAATGGAAATGATGAAAATTTCTGACCACCTATGATTCTTTCGTGTACCTTACCATACCAACCCATACCTTTACGATATATTCTTCCTTGTGCATCTGGAAAGTTGATGTATCCCTTTTCGTTAACCACCCATCCCCATTTTTTAATGTGTTCTTCGGTTATATCTTGTACCGTATTAATTCTAGGAACAAATATTAAATCAACATCTTTATTCATTTCTAAAATAGTGTGAATATTTTGTACCATATATTCACTTATCATTTCATCGGCATCTATTTGATAAATGTAGTCACCGGTACAATATCCATTCAATATGTTTTTCCAATCCGCAAAGTTATCATTCCAATCAAAACATCTCCATGTTTGAACGTTAGGTAATTTATTGTATGGTAATAAGAATTCTAAAACTTCTTTGTTACCATTCTTTTCATCATAGAGAACTACTATCTCGTCTATGGGTCTCTTGAGTTTCAATAAGAATGGAACCAGAGTCTTTATCTCCTCCAATTCGTTGCAAACTGTTATTGCGTAACTTATCTTCATATTTTTGTTTATTTTCATTTAACGTTAATTCCTCACATTTCCAACACCACTCTCTATCGTCCGTGTCCCAACTATGTCTTTCACATCTCATGCTACATTATCTCCTATTCTTAACCAATGGTTTAAATAATCAATACCATGATTACTACCACCATTTATTCTTCTTGTTAGTTCTTGAATAATATTATTATCAATTTCTCTAGATATTTCCTCTGACATCATATCAATACTATGGTATGAATTTAGTTGTTCAATAGGTTCAGGCTGCCAATGAGCACGTAATCTCCTGACCATACCTTGAATCTCATTAGATTTAATAGTTATCCCATGAAAAAATTTAAATTCTCTAACCATTTTGTCTCTCCCTTGCAAATAATTTAAATACGTTATCGTTATCTGTGAATGACATTTCAGAACTACTAGTTGGACTTAAATGTATACTACATTCGTTAGGACCAGTGGCAAATACAACCGGTTCATTGTTCCCGAACTGAAAACAAAATTCAACATCCTCAGGAATAAATGATTGTCGTGTTAATGTTAATATTTGTGTTGGTTCCAATTCCAAAAACAAATTAGTTTTTCCTTGAAAAAATTTAAATCCCATAACTTTATTTAATTTTAGTAAGTTTAGGTAGTATAAGTTTCTTTTCCTTCGGTATGGATGAGAATGGTGATATGATATCCTTAAACTTATCTTTCATTTTCTCCATTGAGAACTTTTCTAAATTCTCCTCCTTTAATATTTTAGACTTCTCTAAAAATTTATCATAATCTTTGTAGACTAATTTAAAAACCTCAACAACCTCATTATAGTTTGCAGTAAACCACTTTGAATCTTTAAGAATAAAAGTGTCGACAGCACTTTCATGAACATCAGTCAACCTACCACCAATCATTATTGCTTTATCCATTGGTAAGAAATCCTTATGTCCTGACCAGTTAGAAGCAATAACTGGTTTACCTGTCATGCTAAACTCTAATAATGGTCTACCAAATCCCTCACCTTTTGTGATGGACACCATTGATTTAATCTTAGGGTGGTTATATAAATTATTCATCTCATCATTAGATAAATCACCGAATAACAAATAGATAGATGGAGGATTTTTTACACCCTTAACTAACTCCTCAATTCTTTTTCTAAAATTTTCTCTTTCTTTAATAGAGAACGATGCTGATGATGTTTTCAATACAAGACCTGGTCTATCTTCGGTATCTTTAAATGCTTCAGCAAAACATTTAATTAACATACCGACATCTTTTCTATCTTGACCGGTGTCACCCTTCAACCAATGACCAACAAACAAATATGCAAAATCTTCTTTAATATCGATATCGATGTTATCATATTTATCATTGAATATTTGTGGGTCAACACCTTCAAATAAAACTTCTATTGGTGTAGTTATCTTATATTGTTTAATTAACTTACCAGTATTTTTTTCATTCTCATTATAAACTGTTTGTAATAAAACATCTTTTGAAAATGACGATGTTGTTATAACCAAATCCATTCTATTACATCCGTCCACCCATTCTTTAGGTGCAACCGTTGTTTCAATACCTGCAGTAATTCCAATATTAAACTTACCAACTTTTTGGAATTCGTTTGGAACCGTAACCTGAACATAGATGTCTGGTGTTTGATTTAAACTTGTAATGATATTGGACTCAATCCATTTATGAAAAAAATTATCCTCTAATGCAGTTGTTGGAGTACTTCCCCAAGAACAACTATCAATCTTAATATCAAACAAGTCCATTTCATACAATGTTTGTAATAAATCTCTTGAGTGGGCACCATACCCACTTCTTGTTTTCACTGGTCCTCTAAATAATAAAAACGGTCTACTCATATTATATAATCTTGTATAAATTAAACTTATCTTTTGGTTTAAAATTTTCTAAGGTTTGTTCAATACCCTCAATCATCTTATCACACATTATTTTATTTGATAGATTGTTTAACATAAACTCTCTACCTTTTAATCCTTTTTCTTTTCTTTTCTTTTTACCCAACTTATATATTTTCATAATCGAATTTGCAACATCGTTGTCGTTAACTCTGTCATCAAATATGTAAGGTGTTGGTACTGAACCATTTAAATTAATTGCTGACGACCATACCGGTTCAACCCATTCTCCATGTAATGTAGAACCATGTGTTCTTTTATCGTGTAATGAACCAAATGTAATGTAGTTTTCTGCGGTATAATCAAATCCACATTGGTCTTGTAAACCACCCGTAACATTAACAATAATTGGTACACCCGCCATTAAACTTTCGGCAGTCGTTAACCCGAATCCTTCATTGTTTGCAATGTTAATTGTGCAATCAACACCATTATAAATCTCATTTAATTTATCCTGTTCTAATTTTAAGTTAGTAAACTTAACATCATAATCTTTACAAATGGCATCAACTACTGCAGGTAAGTCCGTACCATTCTCATCGACAGGATTTGTGTGCATTAATAATAAACATTTCTCAGCCTTTTCTTTTGGTAACATATCACAGAATAATTTAAACGAATAAATTACATCACTCGGTTGTTTCCTTCTAATGTTTCTGTTATTATAAAATAAAACAAAATCATATTTCTTATCACCATGAATTAAATTATTAACATCATCTGATATTCTGTCTAATGGTTTAAACAAATCTGGATTAATTCCATGAGGTACGTAACTAATTTGCCAATCTTCTAAAGGTTTAAATGTTACTTTATCTGTCCTTTTACCAACACGATGTACGATACCATATGTTTGTTTAGATATACAACCTAACCAATCACAAGATTCATAGAAATCTCTATTATATTGTGGGTCGGGTAAATCATCCCATATGTGATAATATAATATTGGGGTGTGTTGTCTTATCTCATGCTCCACATCATATAACCATTGCCAATAGTGTGGATCAGTAAAGTGTAAAATTGCGTCAGGTTTCTCCTCCTCAATTAATTTACGAAGTATACCGACATCACCATAACCATTGTATGGTATGATTTTTAAATTAGCATCCTTAACTCCAGTTCTTGCTCTAACATCATCATTGATGTCAACGATTTTTCCATATTCAGGATGCTTTATAGCTGCACCTAATTGTACCCAATCGTATTTGTGTAATGTACCCAATACAATTTCCTTTGACATTGTGGCAATACCCGATGTCATTCTTAAATCGTCAGATAATAATAATATTTTCTTCTTCTTCATTTTAAAATTTAGATCCTGTCGTTGCCAATCCAACGTGATTGTTTATTGTGTTTCTAAAGTTTTCATCTTTATTGTATAAATCCATAGAACGATTTACTAATTTTTGTAAATTAATAGACCCCTCGATTGATTTAATTTTAAATTTCTTGTAAACGTCATCTAATATATTGACGCTTGTTAGTTTTTGTTCTGTTTTCATGTTAATAATATATACACTTATATATATCAAGTATAAAAAAAATATCGGACAAAACGAAATGATTCTGCCCGATATTTTTACCTATGCTTGAGGTTCTTCGTTTTCAGACGGGGGAGTTTGGTCAACCTTTACTGAAAATAAATCATCTTGCTGAGAGGTTTGTGCCGACTCCTCAATTTTAATTGTTAATGGTACCGATTGAATCGGTTGTTCTTCATTTCTTTTTTTACATCCGCATCCCATAGTTTTGCTTTTTTTATAAATATTTTGGTTTATTGGTTTTTATTTCTTAACTTTAGTAAAAATATATAAAAATTAAATCAAAAAAGAAATGGAAAAAGATTTTAAACCCGTAAAAAGTGTATACAATTCAAATGATGAGGTGATTAAAAACATCATGGAGCTGTACAATATAGAACAATTTGACCTAGATTGCACATACTCAACAGGTAATTTTTGGAAGAATTTACCTCCACCAAAGATTAAGTCGGACCTTTTTCCAAAAAATGATACCATTATTAAGGCTAGTTCCGAAAGTTTACCATTTGACGATAATTCAATGAAGAGTGTGATGTACGACCCCCCATTCGTAATTGCAGGTAAATCTTACAAAGATAATAAAGAAGGAAGTTCAATCATAGCAAAAAGATATGAAGGTTATGAAACTTATGGACATTTAATGAAAAATTATTATAATACCCTAAAGGAATTATATAGAATTACTGAAAAAGACGGAATTGTGGTCTTTAAGTGTCAAGATACTGTGTCAGGAGGTAAAAATCATTTTACACATTCAATGGTTATGAATATGGCTATGGAATTTGGGTTTTATCCGAAAGACTTGTTTATCTTGGTGGCAAACTTAAGAATTAATAGTTTTGGAACTAAGTGGACAAAACAAGAACATGCACGTAAGTACCATTCATATTTTTGGGTGTTCCAAAAAACTAAACCAAAGGTGAAATACGATTTCTCAAATATTGAACCTTATTTGGATGAGGTAACTATCGAACAGGATTCTGAGGTGTCCCAAGATACATTGCAACACGATCACCTACTTTCCAACCCTCTGTAGTTCCGGCGGGAAATTCGATGACATGGTCACCAATACCTGTGTATTTCGGTGGGTTCATACGATGTGGGTCAGGTGTGGGACAATTAGAATGAATTTGATTTATTCTATTGTTGAGAACAAAGACAATATCAAGTGGGATAAGGCAATTCTTCATCCAAAATGAATGATGACCCTTACCCATTTTGAATACCATACAACCATCTAATGAATGTCTACCCATCATACCCTTACGGATATCTTCAGGGTTAGATAAGTACTCGGCTTGAAACGTTTTGTTATTAATGTGAACTGACATAACTATAATTATTTGGAATTACCAAAAGAATTTTATATATTTGACATATGGAAAGAATATTCGGTGGTTTAATTGAATTTGACAATATCGATGAGTTTGACCAATTCGTACATGATATTGATAAAGAATCGGCGTTAGCTATAATAGGAAAGGCGTTAGACTTTTGTAATCAAAATAGAATGTTTAACCTAATGGAAGCCAATACGTTATATAAATGTTTAACTAAATTAAAAGAAGATGCAAATAAAGATTAAAGAAATTATCTACATCATGATGATATTAACTGGAATCTTAGTTCAGAAGTACGGGCTTAAGGGAGCTGACCCCGAGTTAGTAAAGTACTTTGGATGGGGTAGTATATCACTCGGTTCATTTAACCTTGTGTTAGATTATATTAGAAAACCTAAAAAGAAATAATATGGACTTAACAGCAGAAATGGAAAACTACAACAAGGTTAAAGATGTTGTACTTAACAAATTAGTAAGTGAGGGACTATTGGAACAATCTGATTCAGAAGAATTTTCTGAAAGATGTCAGGTTTTAGCTTACAAAGGTAAGTGGTTTAGTAAGTGGTTTGATAAGAATGTAAAATCGGAAAACTCCGACGCAAACCCCAATAGTTACTACATTCGTATAATCGAATTAAAAGAGCGCGAAGATGATGTTGATAAATTATTAAGAAGAACAACCGGAAATTACGATGATTAATTATTTATTAATTCTATTCTTTCAAATTATGTTTAACATCTTCAAAGTAATGGAGATAAAATTTACATATGAAAATAATATTAAAAGCTTATTAGTTAATAGTTTTTGGATTAGCCTCGTATCATTAGGTGCCACGTATTATTCATTGGATGGATTATTCAAAGGTGATTACTTAGGTGTTGTATTTTATATTGCTGGAAGTATCATCGGTAAATGGTTTGCAATGACTCACTACGAACCAATCAAAGATAAATTAAAACCATTCTTTAAGAAAAATGAAAAAGAAATATTATAAAGATTTTTTTATCTATAAAAAGAAACATCATTGGTATATTTTACCAGCGTTTATATTTTACTACGATAAAGATGAATACTTAGAAGATGGTAAAACATCACCATCTTGGGGATTAACTATTAGATGGTTACAATATATGATCGGATTTCAAATTCAAGAAGCAATATGATAAATAGAAAAGACACATTGATTAGATTTTTTGGTGGTGTAATTATTATTGTCTTGTTGACAATAATTGCATTAAGAAAACCACATGATATGGTACCTCCCGCAATTGAAACTTGTAAAGAAGATTCTCTACAAAATGTAATTAATCAGTTGAAAATTGAGTCTGAAAACGAGGAAGATGGATGGGACAATAAAGAGAAAAGATATGAAGAAGTGTTATTTGAGTATGAACTCGGATTAGACCATTTAAAACATTATCACCCGACCGCATATAAAGAATTCCATAGAATTGTTGGTTTTAGAGAAAACTATTCACACGAAACTGAACGTGAAAACAAAAAAAGATTACAAGTAGAAAAATGGTAATATGAGGTTGTTTACATTTGGTGATAGTTTTACTGAAGGATATTGTGATTATTCTATTTGGTCAACCTCCTACATTAAATGGAAAGGTTACAAACCAAAAATATTTTCAGAATTAATTTCTGAAAATATGAATATTGAATTAATCAATTACGGAGTGGGTGGATATGATAACTATTCAATTTTAGAATCGTTTTTTAAACATTATTCTGAGATAAATGAAGATGATTTAGTTTTAATAAATTGGTCTTCCTTTCAGAGATTTAGAGTAGTTAAAAAAAGTGGAGGATGGATTACAATCATACCAAATTTCGAAAATATAATAGATGATATAGATATCTCACAAACAACAATTGAAGAGATTTTAGTAAATAGAGATTCGGATGAATTAATAGATGAAGTAAATCATTGGATAGATTATATTAATGTAACTAATAAAAAAATTAGAATAATTAATTGGACTCCGTTTACCAATAAATTAAATTGTTATTTTTTTGGTGGATATGAAACCATTTTAGACGAAACGAATGGTAAAATTTCCGATGGTCATTTTTCAGAAAATGGTCAAATTCAATTGTACAAAGATATTATTAGGATAATAAAAGAAGACCCAAGTAAAAAAAAATTAATATGAATATGAATACATTGGATTCCAAATATCAAGATCTATTACAAGACATTTTAGATAACGGAGTTGTTAAATCAGATAGAACAGGAACTGGTACTATATCGGTATTTGGTAGACAAATTAAACATAAGATGTCACAAGGGTTTCCATTACTTACAACAAAGAAGATGGCTTGGAAGACAATGGTAACGGAGTTGTTATGGTTTCTTAAAGGAGATACTAATATCAAATATCTTGTTAATAATGGTTGTAACATTTGGAATGGTGACGCATTTAAAAACTACACTAAAGAAGTAAATCAACTTATTGATGGATATATGTGTGGTGATATAATGGGAATGCAACCACACATTGAGGATATGTTTAGCAATCCGGATGACTTAACACCATTAACCCAAGAGGAGTTTATTGATAAGATAAAAACTAATGATGAGTTTGCTGAGGAGTGGGGTGAGTTGGGTCCAATATATGGTGCGCAGTGGAGAGAGTGGCACACAAAGACACTTATTAAAACTACATTAAAAGATCCTTTAACCGGAAACGACACATATGTTCAGGGTGACAAATGGATAGACCAAATTGAAAATCTAATTGAAGAACTAAAAACAAATCCTGATAGTAGAAGATTAATGGTTTCTGCTTGGAATGTTGGTGAGTTAGATAAAATGGTTTTACCACCATGTCATTATGGGTTCCAAGTTTACACAAGAGAATTGACAGGTGAAGAAAGATGGGATTTGTTAAAGAATAAAGTTGGAGAAGTTAAGTTCCAATTGATGGTCGAAGATATTGTTCCATTCGGTGGAGGTTTGAGTGAGGAATTACAAATATATAATATCCCTAAACGAGCAATATCGTTAATGTGGAATCAAAGATCCGTAGACACCTTTTTAGGTTTACCATTCAATATCGCATCGTATGGTTTGTTATTGGAGATTATTGCCAGAGAAGTTAATATGGTTACAGAAGATTTGATTGGTAACTTAGGTGACGTTCATCTATATAAAAACCATATTGAACAAGCAAAGGAACAAATCGGTAGAGAACCATATAAGAACTTACCTACATTAAATTTTAGCCCAATACCATCGGCACATTTTGAACACCATTTGGATAGTTTTATTGATTTTGTAAAAGAACTACAACCTTACCAATTCATTATTGATGAGTACGAAAGCCACCCAACTATTAAAGCGCCATTAAGTAATTAACATGTTTATTCACATTACGCCAGACGAATTAGAAGAAGAGTTTAGAGAGTCGTGGAAATTAGGATTCATTACTCAACCATCAATAGATTATGCGGATAATGCAATCTATGCTATTTTTGAAAGTAGACAAGTAATAATATTCAGATTTAAAAACTATGGATGGATAAATGATAATAGATTCAACACCTATAAAATAAGTGCCGGATCGGCAGGAATTACAATTAACATAATAAAAAAATGAAAACAATTATTATAACATTATTATTTACAATTTTAACGGGGTTTACATTTCTACCTGATTATAAAATTCTATTTGTGGGAGATTCATTAACAGCATATAGTAAAGGTTGGCAACATCAATATTCAAAAATGAGAGGAGCTGATTACGATAACATATCGAAAGGAGGTAAACGAACTAAATGGATGTTAGAACAAATGAAAAAATATCCAACCGAATCGTACAAATATAATGAAGTAGTGATCTATGGAGGTATCAACGATTCATTTAGTTATGTGAGTGAAGATGAGACAATACACAACATTCAGGAGATGGTCTACATTGCAAAAAGAATGGGTGCAGTACCTATTGTAATTGTAGGATATGATCCGAATAAAGTAATTAAGAACACATCATATTCGAATGAAGTTGAAACACGATGTCGAAATCGATATATCAAACTACAAAAAAGAATGATAAGGGATTTGAAGTGGTGTGTTGTAGTTCCGATGGATACCACAATAAATAGAAATGACTCCGATGATGGTGTTCATTTAAGGGGAAGTGGACATAAGAAGTTCTCAAAATGGGTTGTAGAAAATTTATAATATTATGAAAAAGAAATTAAAAAAAATTATTCTGTTAGGTACAACACTAACACTATTGACAACGATGTCATTTGGTCAAAACCAATTTTCAGATTATGTGACTTATTTAAAAAATAACACCTCAAACCTAAAACCATTGGAATCATTTGTTATGGAATGGTATGGGGTTAGATATAAGTTAGGGGGGTCCACCAAAAAAGGTATAGATTGTTCACAATATACCAAAAAACTATATTGGGAGGTTTATGGAAAGAAATTGGGAAACAATTGTGCAGAACAATGGAAACAAACCACAAGAATTGAAAAGGTTAATTTGGTGGTTGGGGATATTGTGTTTTTTAGAAGTAAAGAGAGTCCAAGTGGTTGGCATTGTGGTCTTTATTTGGGAAATGATACGTTCTCACACGCGGCGAATAAAAAAGACGGGGTCAAGATAAGTAGCTTATCCGAACCCCGTTACCTTCGTTCATATAAGGGTGCAGGACGTTTGAATTAACGACCCTGACCTCTATACTTCTTCGGTTTTTGAGCTTTTGGACCCCAAGATTTTTGAGCTTTTCCGCTCTTTCTCTTACCGAAAGTGACCTTCATTGAAGATGCTGCACCTTTACCTTTAGCTTTTGCCATAATATTTACGTTTTTATATAAGTATTTTATTATTTTTTTTCATATATTTGTTGAAATTAATTTAATCCAATGGAAGACATTATCACTCAAAAGTTCAATTACGCAACCATTACTTTGTTTAAGGACTATTCTAAATTAATTGACAAGAAAAAGTCGTTAAACTCCGTTTCAACCAATTTAGATTTATTTGATGACGATGAGGATTTATTTGAAAAAAATAAAAAAAATATTAGGTTTTTCATTGATAACATAAGGAAACCATCAGTTGGTATGATGGTCGATTTTCCAGAAAAAATAGGTAAAAGAAAAACTAAGTTCTTTTATGGTGAACAAGGCGTAAACGAAACAAGCACCATAAATTATGCAATTAAAGATTTCCAAACAAGGGACGACAGACACATTAAACGACACTATGGTAATCCATTTAGTAAGATTTCCGTAACCACGATAGAACGTTCAGTCAGAAAACATGGTGATAAAGTAACAATAAAGATTTATCGTAATCATAGTTATAGGGATTTTAATAACATTTATTTCAGAAAATCATCGAGTGTTGAATCGGTAACTTTCAACCTTAAAACAGGTAATTTTACTACACTTACCATGAATAAAAGTGGTAAAACCACAAACAAAACATTTAGAACTAACAACTTCAATTTTTTGGAGATGATATTCAAAGATGGTGGCATTTTAAACATGAGAAAGTGTTTAGATGATAACTCAGTTCTTTTGAAAGAATATAATGAAACATTTAACAATACTGACTTTATTTATGAGATTGATAAAGTATTTAACCTCAATCAAAATTTTAGTTTTAATGGTATATGGTTCTGTCAATTAATGTTAGAACGTTTTGTTGAATTTAAAAAAATTAAAGTATCCAACAACTACAATTATTGGATTAAAAAATATTACCCAACTGAAAAATTCCTAAAGAAAAACGACAGGAAACTTATCGCTTCAATTTTAGATATATTTGAAATCAAATCTAAAATTACAATTAAATTAATGCACGAGAATGGTAAAATGGATATTAATTCATTGGCTCGTCTATGTTATCTTTTTGGTGATAACTTCTCAAAATACATTGGTAGTATTGAATCACGACACTTTTTGAACACATCATATGAAAGTAGTTATTCTGGAGGAGAATACCCTAAATTTAAGTTTGCTAAAGAATTTAAAAATCACGGATATCAAATTAGTAATAATGAAAAAGAAAATATTGTTAAAATTATTAACAATTTAAATTGTGAAGTAAAAGGTTATCAAAGATTAACTAATGAAAAAGAAACACTAATTAATCCAAGGTTTGTTGGTGATTTACATGACCATTTTAATATGATTAAAAAGTTACGTCAATTCATTCCTGATTTACAATTAAGGTCTAAGAATATTGATGACTTTGATAAGGAACATCTTGAACTATCTAAAATGATGAAGTTCATTAAAAAGGGTTATGTAACTGAATATCGTTTTGCCGATAAAATGGTTGAGGATATTGAATCCCCAATTAAAGTTAAAATTAATTTAGGAGATACCGATAACCCCACATGGGTCACACCCGAATACTATCCCCACATTCTAAAACGAGAAGAAGAATACGATGAAGAGGGTAAGTTCATGCACCATTGTGTTGCTTCATATTCCGATAAAGACAAGTCAATCATTATTTCAGTAAGAACTGAAGATAGTAAAGACAGGGTAACTTGTGAGTTTGATTGTCAAACAGGTAATATGATTCAAGCAAGACATTTTTGTAACGCTCAACCACCGGAGGATATTGCTTTAGCAATTGAACAATTGAGGAAGAAAGCAAAAACCTATGCGAGAATGGGCATTTTACATTGTATTGAGAGTAGAAAAGTTCCTGTAAAAATTAATGGGATTGAGGTTGTTCCTGAAAAGAAAGAGCCCATAGCACAAAGTGCGTTTGATAGGTTGTTTGAACATCAGTTTTAACTACACAATGTCAATAAATCCATATATATTTTGTATATGGATTTATTATTTAAATACAATCAAGAGAAGAACGATAAGTACAATTCAAAATCTACCTGTGATTTAAAATTGTTCTATGATGGTACCACAATCATATACGATTCATTATTTGATTTTGAATACCAAAGATATGGTAACAAAAAAAAAGTTCAATTTCATCATAACTTATCCTTTAGTACAACTACGGGAGATGTTATCGTCACATATAAAATCATCAACGATAATTTAACGAACGAAAAATCATATAACAACAAAACAAAAACTAAAAAGAATGATTTTAATTTATTGTTTGAGTTAACCGATAATGGATTTATTAGGGGTGAGAAAAGAATTGGATATTGGGGGGTAAAATACCACAGAGCTCAAGACACAATATGTGAGATGATGATGAATATATTGAGACCTAAATTCACATCATCATTTTTAAAAGATAAGGAGTACGATAAACCAGCACTTAATCGAATGTACGATATGTTGGTTGATTTTCATTTAGATTGTAAAAATATTAAATCTCATGATGGGATTTATTACGATATACAAAACGATTATCCAAAGAAGAAATGGTTAGTGAAGAATGACTATAAGTTTTTACCTGCAGTTTTAGATTCGTATGGAATAAAATCCAGATACTTAATTGGTGAACTAAACAAATACGAAGGTAAACCAATACATATCAGTTCTTTAAATTACATTTGTAAATTATTCGGTGAAAATTATATTGACTACATTAAAAAAATAGTGTGGGAAAATCACTGCTTCGATTTACCACCAAACAAAAAGATACACCAACTTAAAAATGAATCTGAAAAAGATTGTATGGTAAAGGCAATCAATAATTGGGAAACCGAAACGTTAAGATCAGACACTCTCATTTATTCATTAAATAAGTTATTTACGATACGAGATTTATTGGAGTCTAAGAAAATAGATTTAAAGTTTAAGGCAAAGAACGACAACGAATTTGAAAACCATATGGAAACTTGGTTAGGATATAAATTACACTTTGCTAGAGGGTATAGGGTTAGATATTCAATACCAACAGATGTTGTTAATGATATGGAGATGGACATCGTCCTTAATGGTGAAACATATAAACCAAACGTATTGTTAACAGAAGAAGATTATAGGGTTGAGGGGTTCACTATGAAGAATTGTATGGCTAAACAATTTCCTCACGGATCTATCTACATTTTTATATCTTTACATCACGGAAGAAAAAGGATTAACCTACAATATAGAAAAGGTAATCTAATACAATCGTATGGTAAGGCCAATACAACCGTTCCTGATTCATATAACGAGGTAATCGATATATTAACACAAAGAATGAAAAAACACCACAACATTGAGTGGAAAAAAGAGAAATACGATTTCTTAACTTATTGATTATCAACACCTAAAAAATATTTTAAGCTAAATTTTGCGTTGTCGATTTGATTACTTATATTTGTTTTATAAAACATCAAAATCATGCAAGAAAAAGAATCAAAAACAAACAGACATTTTTGGATTAGTATTGTAAAGTCGGGTATTAGAATCGGGGCTTGCTATTTTCTATTCCACGAACAATTTGGTAACACCGCAATTTCATTGGCATTAGCTGAGGTATTGGGAATTGCAGAAGAAGTATTTTAATTATGAATTTTTATTTAACCATAGCATTCACTAAAAAAGTAAAAGATGAACTCAACAATCAGACCAACAAACAACTTCGACACGACCGCGTTCGAAGAACTAAACTTTCAAGCACATCCAATGGGAATGGGAAAACAATGTGTGGTCCAATTTCTAAATGGTTACGGGGCTAGTATTGTACAAACTCCATACACCTATGGTGGTGATAAAGGTTTGTACGAATTGGCAGTATTAAATGGATATGGTGAAATCACTTATGAAACACCAATCACCGACGACGTACTTGGATACCTTACAGAAGAAGAAGTTGAAAGAACATTACTTGACATTAAAAATTTAGATTAATGACAACCGAAAGTAAATTCAGGGCCGGAATTATGACATCTTTATTGGGGTTGGTGATGATGACATTTGCATATCTTGAAAAAGATAGGAAGTACAATGAAACCTATAATAAATTAACCCATACGAGAGATAGTTTATTAATTCAAAAAATGTTATCGGATAGTTTACATGATGAGTTATTTATTTCAAATGTTGAGATTAATAGACACGAACTAACTAGAGATTATTTCTTTAAGAAACATTCAAACCTACAAATAGAATACGAAAATTATTTACACCTCGAAACAGAATAACATGTCAGACGAAGATTTTAAAAAACATATTAGTGGTGACCTAAATTTAGGTGGAACAAAATACTTGAACATTAAAGCGAGTACCATTATTAGTATGAACGAACAATTTACCGTTTACACACAAGACGGGCCAAAGTATTTAAATGTTAACATTAGTGCAGATTTTGACGAGATACCAAAAAAATATCATGAGGTATTTTTAAATGTATTGACCTCAAAGTATTCAAACTCAGTTTCATTTGGAAACAACCCATTTTCAGAATGTAAACCAGTTCAAAAAAAGAAATGGTGGCAGTTTTGGAAGACACAATATTTCTCAAAATAAAAATATGTATATGAAGTATGTTGCGTTATTAATGATTTTTACAGGTTTATGGATGGCTTACGAAATTTGGAGAGCACCATTACTTGAGGAAACTGAAAATGGTAATTACAAAACTAAAAGACCGACCAAAAAATTAAGTGACTTATGGCGAAAGCGAAACTAGTTTATGATTTAAACGAACCAGATGATGTAATGGCACATAAAAGGGCGGTTAAATCATTGGATTTAGCTTTGGCACTATGGAGCATAACTCACAACACTAAAAAGAGTTTAGAGTGGTCTATGGAAGGAAAAGAGATGGATAAGTACGATGCTCTTGAAATGGTATTTGAAAAGATACATGAAATCATATCCGAACATAATATTGATTTAGATGATTTAATAGAGTAATATTTATGAATATGATTACAATTTCTGAAAAAGCTTTAGAACATTTACTTACACTAATGGTATCTGAGCAATTAACACCTGACACACATAACTTGAGAGTCGGAGTTAAAGGTGGTGGATGTAGTGGTCTTTCATATGAGATGGACTTTGATGATACTATGACCGATATGGATGAGATTGTTGATTTAGGTCCATTAAAGGTCGTTATCGATAAGAAATCCATATTATATCTATTTGGTACTGAGTTACAATACTCTGACGGATTAAACGGAAAGGGGTTCCATTGGGTTAATCCTAATGCAAGTAGAACTTGTGGATGTGGGGAAAGTTTTAGTCTTTAAATTTTTTATTTTCAATTTTATTTTGTATCTTTCTATTAAACATTTAAAAATAATATTATGCCAGAATTTACAGCAGAAGTGGACATTGATCCAAGTGAATTTATCGACTCTTGTAATAGTCGAGAATTAAAAAGATTGGTTGAAATTTTAGAGGAAGATGGACACATCCAACCCTCAGAAGAAACCACAAATAAAAATAACGGAGTTCGCAGACCCAACATCAATGACTTAACATTTTGGGATAGTCTTGATAGGTTAGCAAAGTGTAGAGATTTGTTATCTTTGGAAGAAGAGAATTTCATCAACAATCTTGCAAACAAATACAAATACATTAGATGAAAGACTTATTAATTATACTTGGGTTTATATTTTTCGCAGCAACATCGGTTTTCGGTGTTGTTGATTTATTAAGACAAATTAAAAAATTACCAAATGAAAATTAAACACCCTTTAGTCAAAGGGAAAGTCAAAGAAATTAAACCAAGAATTTATTGTGTACTAGTTGATGACGACTATGACAGAGCAATGTTATTCTGTCGATATCAAGAATTATACGAATCTCCATACAAAGAATTTAGAGGTAAAAAATTTAGTTGGATGGAGTATATGAGATTCTATAAAGATGCTTGGAAGAAGAGGGTATTCACTTATCCTGAAGATTGGTCAGGTTACAACATCCCAAGTAACGTAGTGGAAAGGGGAGTGGATACTTTTTATAAAGAAACTGAATACGATTACATTATGAACGACATTTATTTCTATTGTGCGAATGACTCAATGGAAAAGAATAGTGGAACAAGATGTGATTGGTATTTGATTGGGGCTAGTAGTAAAGACCTAAAAACTTTGGACCACGAGATAGCACATGGTTTATACTTTACAAATAAAGATTACAAGAAAAAGGTTGTTGAATTAATTAAACACATTAAACCAACCCATTACGAAAAGTTGAAAAAGAAACTAATCAAGATGGGTTATGTTGACGATAAAAAAATAATCGACGACGAAATCCAAGCATTTATGTCCACGGGTTTATACAATGGACTAGATACGAAGGAGTTAAAAAAATATGAAGATAAATTTAAAAGTAATTTTAAAAAGTTTAACAAGTAGATTATGTTCTCAACAGGAAGCAATGAAAAATATATGTTTGAAGAAGGTGATAAATACATACAATTCACCAAATACGGTAGTATTAACAAAGGAGTTATTAAACATTGTGGGGTCGTTAATTGTATAGACACAAATAATGGTGTGTCATATCAAAAACCATATATTGTAAATGAAAAGAACATACATTATGATTTGGATGGTGCTGATGGTAGATTTTATAAAGTAACTGTTGAGTACACTAAAGAAGAATGTGAACAGATGGTTCAGGCATATAAAAAATTAATGGAGTTAAAGGACAACAGGAGACAAAAAATCATGGAACCATTTAAAAAAACGAGACCTAAAAAAAATAAAAAGGATTTAGTCGAAACTAAACTTGACGATGTAATTAAAACACAATTCAATGAAGATAATATTTCTTGACCACGATGGAGTAATATGTCTATCAACTGAATGGGGAGGTAGGGTTAAAAAACAACAAAAGGCAGGACGTAAGTTAAGTCAATCTGTATTATCACTACCCGTCGATGCTCGTTTCGATAACTTCAATAAGAAAGCAATTGAAACACTAAATGAAATTTTGGAAGAAACTAACGCTGAGATTGTTGTCTCATCTGATTGGAAAAGATGGGCCTCTGTTGAGGAGATGGGTGAATATTATGAGTCACAGGGAATCAAAAAGAAACCAATAGCATTCACTAAAAAAGTTGGTGAGTGCACTTGTTATAATGAACATACATTTGTATGGTCACCAAGATTGATGTTGGAGCAGGAACGTTCAATCGAAATTAATCAATATATTCAAGACCATCCAGAAATTACACATTGGGTTGCGGTTGATGATTTAAACATGGGTATTCCACAAACACATGAAAGTTGGGGGGAGATGGAGATGGATTGGGGATTAACTAACTTTGTTCTAACACCAAAAGGTAGTGAAGGGATTAAACAAACAGGAATTAAAGAGAAAATTTTAAAGTATTTATTATAATGGCAGTTTTAATATTATTTTTAGTAATCTGTATCTCACTAACCCCAATAGTATATCTTTGGGTAAGAGGTATAGATTTTATGCATAAAAACCATCCTGACTATAAAGGGGAAGATTTTCTTAATTGGGGAAATGATAAAGATAATGAAGAAGATAAGAATCAGATTATGTAATTTCTGAGTATTTATATTAATATGAAAAGGACACTACGAGAAGATTTAGAAAGAATCCATTCAATCACATATGGCAATAAAATACTCCAAGAACAAGGGTTTCTAGATGATATATTAAAAAAGGTCGGTTTATCAAAAATAGACGAACCCAAAAAGGCTGATTTAGTTTCTCCCGATGTTGAGGAGTTCTTCAATACATTACAAAGATCTTCCGAGCAAGGTGGTATTTCCCAACAGGAAAGGGGATCCATGACATTCCAAAAAGAAGTTGAAACAATGCAAATTGGTTTGGTTCTACTTGGATATGAGTTACCATCTCATGGAATTGATGGTTTATTTGGACCTGAAACCGCATCCGCTGTCGGTAAATTTATAAGTGAAAAAGTAAGCGGTGACACCAAAACCTCAATTAGTGAGGCGTTTGTTCAATTGAATAGCACGAATTATTCTCATGTAAAATATGACAAAGATGCAACACAATATGACCAATTAAATCAAGCATTATTGGATGATTTACAAACGGCAGCATCTAAAGCAAATGTGGTTGTTACAATAACAACCGCAAAATCTGGACACGGAAATCTAACTATTAATGGAAGACCAAGTAGACACGCTACAAATACTGCAGTTGATATTGCATTGTTAAATGGTATTGGTGCGGGTGGTGCATCGAGTGGAAGTAATGGTAATCCTGAATTTAGAGAGTTAGGTAATAGAGTAAAGGATGAGTTACTTAATATCGGTTATTCATTAAATGCTGAAGGTGGTAATCAAAAAGCTGTTTTATGGCAAACAAATACGGGTGGTAATCACTTTAATCATTTACACGTATCTAATAAAGAAGGAGTTTCAGGTTCCGCAGGACCATCCGAAACAATGATTAAAGCAACTCCTGAGATGCTTAACAAGTTAATTGAATTATTAAAACAAAAAGGAGTTAAATCTGAGGATTTAAAAAAATATATTGACGCCACCAAAAGAGATAGTAATTACAATGTTAATGTAAATGATTGGCAGGGGATGGTTAACTTAGTCATCAATAACTTAGAGGGTGGTTATTATCATCCAGACATGTTAAAAGATGGTAGAGTTAGTGACGGGAGATATGGTGGTTCGGGTGAAACCATGTTTGGTTTAGATAGAGAGGCGGGTGCAACCGAATCAACAGGACCAGCGGGTAGAGAGTTTTGGTCATTCATAGATTCCCAAAATGCAAGAACAAATTGGAAATGGAATTATATGGGTAAAGACAACCCAGCATTAGAAAGTAAATTAAGACAATTAGCTGGAGATGTGATGAAACCACAATATATTGACAATACCCGTAGGTATTTGAGTCCTGAAGCTGCAGATATCATCAGTAAAGACCCCGCATTAACCTTCAATTTCGTATATGCAACATGGAATGGACCAGGATGGTTCCAAAGATTTGCTAAAATAATCAATCAAGAGGTTGCAAATGGAAATACAGACCCTAAATCGTTATTACGAATTGCGGTTGATAGAAGAATTAGTAGTGGTAATAGTTTAATCGCTCAAGGAGGACCTAAAGTCGATAAAATCACAAATCGAATTGCGTCTTCTTCTTCAGTAGCTTAATCCCAATATTTTTTGGTATTATCAAATAAATTTACTATTTTAGTATTCTAAATTATAGTTATGCCAAATGAAAAATGTGTCCTTTGCGGTAAAGAAACCGATATTGACATTACAACACACATCGATTCAAGAGTAGGTTATGAAGAAGGATTAGGTCAATTATGTGTGACCTGTTATTTAAAGGGGACCAGTCGAGAACAAATGGTTATCCCAACGTACCTAATCAACTTATACCCAAACAATCAAGAGTTGGGTTCAAAGGTTAGACAAATATTTTACGACCTATTCCATAAAAAATAATTAACCGACTAAGGTACAAGATTATTCTGGAAAAATTTATATTTATATCTAAGGAATAATTAAAATTATGAAAGAAATATCTAAAAAAAATCTTTTATCTATCATTCAGGAGTCACATTTTGAGATGGATGAAATGGCTTTTGATGACCAACTACAGGGCATAAGAGCAATCAGAGGAAAGGGACCGAAGGCCGAAAAACGCGGCTCAAAAACAGCTATTGAAAAACCAATTCCTTGGTTAGATGATGAAAAAGGTCTCCAATCTTTTTACATTCAAAACCCGTTTCAAAAACCGGGAGAGCAAATTGGAATTCATTTATTAAAAGGTGGTCAAACCGCCGAAGATATCTTGAACAATCCAAAATATGATGAATGGTTAGAAAATAAAGTAAACCCATATCTTGAGGGTAATCGGATTATTTTTATCCCCGTTGAAGAACTTTTTCCTAGATCTGGAGGTAAAATACCTAAATGGTTTAGATTAACTCCTGTAGATAGTAAGGGTAACCCATCACCTGGTTGGGAGAAATATAAGGAGTATACCGGTATTCCTTTTAGAGATACTAGTAAAGAATCCAAACCAACGAGTTCAAGAGATAAATTATTAAGAGATTTCCGTAAACCGGTTACTAGTATTTTGGTTAACGATAACATTAATAAAAAAATGATTTTATCGGGATTTGCCCCTTTAGATTACCCAACGCAAGATCCGGGACACCAAAAAAGAAATATTGATAGATATTCAGAGAAAGAAAATGAAAGTTTTCAATTCACATCGTTTAATATATTACCATTTCCTAACTTCTCTAAGTTTGCTGAAAACGCGGATAAGTTGTTGGATTTAAATGGCGTTCCTTTTGATGAGGCTGACACGACCTCTGTTGGTATAAAACCTGAAGGTATGGCTCGCCAATTCAATAAAATTAAAGCTAATTGGGCGATACAAAGAAAAAATGCTAAAATGCCTCCTGAGTTTGCTAGTAGAGCGTTAACTCCAATTCATAAAAACGAGAGAGGTGGGTATAAAATTCAAGATCAAGATTATTTATTAACCACATGGTTAACAATTACCGGTAAATTATATGTTAATAACGACACAGGTAATCAAAAATATGTTTGGACTGTTGAAATTAAAACGGAAATTGGTGAGAAGTTGAGAGAAGATAATTATGGTCCAATAAATCCAGATAAAAACTTCTTTGCGGATGCCGAAACTCCTGAACTTCCAGAAATTAAATATGATCCAAATGGAAGTATTTTAAAGAATCCTAAAGTTTATAGAGCATTAGAAGAAGCACTTAGAAAAGTTAGTAATAGTATTCAGGGTTATAATCCTATTCCAGATTTAGAGGATCGTATATTCAAAACAATGAGTGCAACAACAAAGAAAGTAAAATTAGACGAAAGTAGAATTAATAGTATTGTTGATGGTATCATTAGTCGATTAAAAAAATAAAATAACCTCTCCTTGGTAATTTCCAAGGACTGACCTACGTAGGGTTTCAGTTAGTCCCCAAAATTTATTTTGGGGATTTTTTTGTTTTATCATAAATAATATCTATATTTGAGTCAATATACTTATAGATATCATGAGCACTAACTATTACAGAGTACCAACACATGAGGAGATGGAAACTCGTAAACAAACACTAATTGGATTTGTAAATAATCTTGATTTATCACCTGAAAACATTGAAAGTGGATTTAGATTCATTAGCCCAAGAAAAGATTGGGAGTGGTTTTCACCTTGGGAAATGTTTTTAGAGGGTACTAACATACATCTTGGTAAACGAAGTATGGGTTGGAAGTTTTGTTGGAATTTTCATAAAGACAAATATTATCACGATAAAGAAAGTTTACTTGAGTTTATTCGTTCGGGTCGTGTGGTTGACGAATATGGTGAGGAACAAGATATGGAAGAGTTCATTACAATGGCACTTGAATGGGGAGAACCAGACGGAATGATAGTAAACGAAATATATCGAATTCAACAACGTCAGAAAGGCATGGGTTCTTTCTTTGATAAACCAGAATATGACGACAGAATTGTGGATGGTTTAAGAGTTTCATCTTCGGATGACTTTTGTTAATGTGAATAATGATTCACCACCAAATAAAATACTTTAAATTTTTTAGAAACTAATGGGAGAACTTTACGAACATAGAAAAGAGTCGGTTAAACCTAGACCAATTGGAACAAATCCCGACGATAAACATATGGCTATGATGTTAGCCATTGCCCCATTTGCTAAAACTAAAGTACAAACAAATGTTACGACTATTGATTTTGTTCCAAGTACTAAGAAGACAAAATTAATGTTGATTTTATTACCCGAATGGTCACCAAATTTTCCACCATTTAATGTTGCAAGATTGGCTGCAGTGTCAAAAAAAGCGGGATACGAAACAAAATGTTTAGATTTAAACGCAAAAATACATAACGAATCAAGAAAATGGATTTTAGATGGAAAAATTGATTTCGATCCATTTGATGGTGCGAGAGAATGGAAATGGTTAAAAGCGGATTATTATAAAGAATTACATCCTTTGATTGAACCATTTGTTCAAACATATATTCAACAAATTCTTGAATATAAACCTGATGTTGTTGGATTTACAATGTACTATTGTAATGAGGAACCAGTTTTATGGATGGCTCAAGAACTAAAAAAATTAATGCCAGATCTTAAAATTCTATTAGGTGGTCCAAACGTTGGTCTTAGAACTTGGCAAATAGCAAATGAATACCCTAAAGGAGTGTTTGATTATGCGGTTAATGGTGAAGGTGAGTTGATTTTACTTCAGATATTAGGTGAGGTTGAGAGAGGGGTTAAACACGACACCGTACAAATAATGGCTCAACCTGAGGAACAAAGATTGAACATTAATAATTTACCACTACCTGATTATACTGATTTTGATTTTAATGAATATGTTTTTCCAAACGGGATAAATACAGAATTCAGTAGAGGTTGTGTGGCTAAATGTACATTTTGTGAAGAGACTCACTTTTGGAAATATAGACAAAGAAATGCAACTGACGCAATTTCAGAAATTGAAAACTTATACTACTCGAAAGGTACTGACGTTGTTTGGTTTATTGATAGTTTAGTGAATGGAAACTTAAATGAATTAAGAGCATTTTGTAAAGCGGTTGTTGCAAAAGAATTGGAGATACATTGGACGGGATATTGTCGATGTGATGGTAGAATGGATTTAGAATACTATAAAGATTTAAAAGCATCCGGATGTGAAATGTTAAATTATGGTATTGAATCAGGAAGTCAAAAGGTACTTGATGATATGGCAAAGAATGTTACCATTGATGAAATGGAACAAAACTTTGAATCAGGTAAAATAGTTGGTATCAGTGCATTCACCAATTGGATTGTCGGATTCCCAACGGAAGATTACCAAGATTTTGCTGATAGTTTAAGTTTCATTTGGAGAAATAGAAATCAAAACGTATTGGTAATTGCTGCAGGATTTGGATTTGGTTTAGGTATGAATACGGTTGCGGGACAAAACCCTGAAAGATATAATTTACAACCATTTGAGTATATGGGTAGTTGGGTTACAAACGATTGGAGATTAACCAAATTACATGTGTTGAATCGAGTTAAATCTTTTGCAATATTTTTACAACAACTGGTTACCGAAAAACACGTCCATATACCACATAGACCAAATTTACAAAAAGAACATTACACGATTAACTTTCATAATCCAAAACTATTGAAAGAAATCAAATATGAAAAATTTGATTACAATATTATACAACCAAATATTAATCCTTTAGCAGATTCGTTAGTGAATGAAATGTTTGTTTTGTTTAGAATGATATGGAGAACTAGAGGTGGTTTTGATATGGAAATTAAATACGATGAGGATATAGATATGAAAGAATTTGGGATTAGAAACGCGGCTCCCTATTGGTCAGAACATTCGTTTACAATTGATAAGAATGGTAATTGGAAGGGAAAGTTTAAATTCAAGTTTATCCAACCAAGACATGAGGACCCAAATATGTTAATACCATTTAAAGTTATGGATTTTTCACATAATGATTTAAATGCATCTAAAAGAGCAAGAAAAATTGCGAAACCGAGATGGGGAGAAGTTGGTAGAACATCTGAAGAATTCCAAGAACTAATTGCTTTACAAAACAAATTGAATACGGAACACGATTATAGTTTTGAATATGAATGGGAGGGTGAAGGTAAATGGGAAGACCCGACAGCTGTGGTGAATTTTGATTTAATGAAAGTAAAGGTTATATGATAAAGATAGATAACAATAGAAAGGTTTGGATAACATCCGATACACATTACAACCACACAAACATATGTCGTGGTGTAACTAAATGGAGAATGTTAGATGGTTCTATACCTGAATCACAAACTAGAGATTTCATGAATTTAGATAAAATGAACGCCGCAATTGTAAACAACATCAATGAGTATGTTGGTCAAGATGATGTGTTGATTCATTTGGGTGATTGGTCGTTTGGTGGGTTTGAACAAATAGAAGAGTTTCGTAATAGAATCATCTGTAAAGAGATTCATTTAACTTTTGGTAATCACGACCATCATATCGAAAAGAATCGTGAGGATTGTCAAAGACATTTCGCGTCATCACAATGGTTCTTACAATTAAATTATTTAGGTGAGACACTTGAACTAATGCACTATCCAATTGCTTCGTGGAATGGACTTAATAAAGGACGTATTCACCTTCATGGTCATTGTCACCTACCTAACAATAAAAAGTTCGGTAATGGTCGTAGAATGGACGTAGGAATGGATGGTAATCCTAACTTTGCACCATATGATTTAAGAATGGTTATAAACGATATGAGGAAAAGACCGATTGGTTCCGAACTTGGGGTTGATGATCATCATACGGATGAAATGTTAAATGTTGATAGATAATTTTGTATTATCAAAAATATTGTTTATATTATATCAATATAAAACTAATCATGAAAGAAACATTAAAAAAAACATTTAACACAGACGTATTGGCCGTTGTGGGAATTGTATTCGGAATCGGCCTAATTTTTCAATTTATTGTATTTCCAGGTTTAACTGCATCAGATACAATATTAAACATTCTATCGATATTGGTGGGAATTTTTTCACTTCTATTTGCTTTTCATTTTATACAATGGAAAAAACTATTCGACTTTTTATCTGAAGACGACACTACGATTGAACCAGGTGAAACGGAATTAGATTACATTCCACAAGAAGAAATCGTTAAGAAGAAAAGAACATATAAGAAGAAAATCGAACCACATATCGTACATCCAAAAGTAAAAACAAAAAAGAAATAATATGGCAAAATTTAGAAAAAAACCCGTAGTAATAGATGCGGTACAGTATGATGGTAATTTTAGATGTTTAGATTGCTTCTCAATTAGTGAAGTGTCACATTTTATTGTGTCAAAAGATTCGGAGGGTAATCAATGTATTAAGATACCAACATTAGAAGGTGAGATGACAGCTTCGATTGGGGATTATATCATTAGAGGAGTACAAGGTGAATACTATCCATGTAAACCCGATATTTTTGAAATGACATACGAAATGGTAGAAAACTAAAACAAAAATAATATGGCATTCGAATCGTTTGAAGAAAGGTATGCTCGCCAAATGAAAGAGCGTGATGAAGAACAATTAAAAGCAAAATTAAAACTAAAAAAAATTATGAGAAACATTTTAATCGGAGTAGGATTATTTTTTACATTAACATTTTTATTCTTCTCTTGTGAGAGAATTGATGCGGGTCACGTTGGAATCAAAGTAAATCAATATGGTGATAATAAAGGAGTTGATGATGTGGTGGCAGTTACCGGTATGGTATTCTACAATCCAATCACAACTGCAGTATACGAGTTCCCAACATATATTCAACATAAAGAATACAAAGGTGAGAATTCATTTATTGTAAACAGTAAAGATGGTTCTGAATTTAGTGTGTCTCCTATTATGAACTATTCAGTTCAAAGAGATAAAGTACCCGCAATATTCAGTAAGTATCGTAGACCATTGGAAGACATTGAAGAAGGATTTTTAAAGACCGCAGTATATGATGCGTTCCGTTTAGCAACTAACAAATATACTGCGGATGAATTAATCAGCAATAGAGCGGTGTTTGAAATCGAAGTTCGTAGATTGTTAGATGGACAATTATTGAAGGAAGGGTTTATTATCAATCAATTCACATCCAATTTGATTTATCCTGAGACATTTAAGAAGTCTATTGAAGCTAAGAACAATGCGGTTCAGGCGGCGTTAAGAGCTGAGAATGAGGTTAAAACAGCTGAGGCTCAAGCTAAAATTAAAGTAGCAACTGCTGAGGGTAACGCCCAAGCTTTAATTACATCTGCAAAGGCGGAAGCTGAGGCGAATAGAATGAAACAACAAACATTGACACCTTTACTTATTCAGTTAGAATATGTTCAAAAATGGGATGGTAAGTTACCTGTTTATGGAACGGTACCTCAAATGTTTAAAAACATTCAATAATATTATAACCCCGATATTGTAATCTTTATCGGGGTTTTTTTGTCTTATTTGTTATATTTATTTACATGACAAAAAGAGAACAAAAAGCAAAGAATCGTCTTAAAATGGCGAAAAAAACCACTAAGATGAACCAAAAGAAGGGGATTCACAAGAAGAAATCATAATAAAGAGTATTTATATATAAAAGAATATGTCAAAAGTAGTAAAATTAACACAATCAGATATTGAAAACATTGTAACTAATATCGTGAATGAACAAGAAACGGGAACATACCAATTACCTGATGGTGAGATTACATACGATACTCCGGAAGATGAAGATTTTAGTGCTGAACTTGACGAGGTTGAGTTTGTCGGTTCAGATGAGAAAGATTTTAGTGCTGAACTTGACGAGGTTGAGTTCCTTAATTCTGATGAAAATGAACCGATGGATGAACCAACAGACGAACCAACAGATGAACCGATGGATGAACCAACAGACGAACCAACGGGTGAACCTGCAGGAGTTGCGTTAGGAATTGGACAAGACGGATTTCTTTATGCGATTGATGCAAAAACAATGTCAGTTGTATCTCGAATTAAAATGTAAATTAAATTATAATATTAAACGTCCCCGAAGAAATTCGGGGATTTTTTTTGCTATTTAAAATATTATATGTATATTTGTTTTATGAAGAAAACAGATTACAAAATATATTGTGATATGGACGGAGTCTTGGTCGACTTCGATAAGGGTTATTTTAAATTAACCGGCCATAAATTAGATGGTATACATCGAGAAGACGTAGGGTTTTGGAACCCGATTAATGACGCGGGTAAACCTTTTTGGGTTGATTTAGAATGGATGAGTGATGGTAAACGTTTATGGGATTATATTAAAAAATATAAACCAAAATTATTATCGGCACCATCAAGACAAGACGATTCAAGAGTTGGTAAACACGAATGGGTTGAAAGGGAATTACCTGGTGTTCCGTTATTGTTAAGAAGTGCCAAAAATAAAAAAGATTTCGCCACACCAAAATCAATTTTAATTGATGATAGATTGGATAATATTCAAGGGTGGAGAGATGCTGGAGGTATTGGTATTCATCATGTTAGTACAAAACACACTATTGACCAATTAAAGGTTTTAGATTTATAAATTATTTTTATGTTATTCAAATACACAATTAGTTTGGAGGTTGAAGTAGAGTTCGAAGCACCATTGTTAGGTGCCGACAATACAAAACACAAAAGAAAATATGTCGGATCGATTGCTAAGAAAACACTTCAAGAAATGGTAAGTCTTAATAGTACATCATTGATTGTTGATAGGAATATTGAGGAGGATAACTTTAATGGAACAATTAAAGGTCGAGCACATTTGGGAAAATCCGAAAAAAACAAATACTAATATGACTGAGACATTAAACATAGATTATCATAGATGTAGATTGATTTTAAAATCATTAAACACATCTAAAACAATGAAAGAGGCGTCGTTAAAATGTGGTATCAGCGTAAGAACAATGCGTTTATGGTGTTTTAACTACAACATTATAAAGACCAAAGATAAGAAGTATGAACGTAAAGCAATTACGTGGAACATATCAGAACAATAAATGAAAAAGTTAACTATATTTTTAATGTTATCGGGAGTGTTAACATTAGAAGCTAAACCAAAGTATCGAATTGAGACTTGGGTTTTAGATGGATACACACAATACCTACCACAAAGAAAAGTTTGGGCTAAAACAAATTACTTTACATTACCTTATAAGGTATGGGAATCTGGTTCATACCCATTCCAACATAAAAAACAAGCAGAAGAGATTATTGAGAATTGGAAAAATGCTGAGGAGGCAAAAAAATTATATAATAAATCAGAATTTTATTATTATAATTAAATAAAATTTGGTATTGTGATTATATTTCTCTATATTTTATTAAAAAGAATAACTCATGTCTAAAATTAGAGATTTAAAAACCAATCCAGATAATTCAATAAACATCGTTAACATTGTGGAGATGTTTAGTCCCGACGCAAAATCTAAGTATACCGATCTTTTACTTAGATTAATGAAGTCGACACCAAACCTAAAAGAACACACAAAAGAAATTAGGTCAGAAATTTTGAAGGAATATTCTTTCATCCCATCAACTAAGTTAGATGAATTTTCTGATTTACAAATAATGTTAATTTGGAAATTTATTGATGGATTTTTTGAATCAAAAGATTTACAAAATTTTAGAAAATTCTGTGAGTTAAATGAAAGAGGATTAGTTGCTCAGAACGACTTATCAAAATACAACACAATTGAAGAGGTGATGTCATCTTTAAGTATCGCTGAGATGGCTTTAGATATTAAATTACTTGAGAAGCAAACTAAAGTAGTTTATGAAGATGATGAGTGGTTATTAGTTAGACCACTAACATATGAATCATCTAAAAAGTATGGTGCAAATACGAAGTGGTGTACAACCCAAAGTGATAATCCTGAATATTTTTTAAAGTACTCCACTAAAGGTGTTTTAATCTATTGTATCAATAAGAAGACCGGTTATAAAGTTGCTAGCTTTAATTCTTTAGATAAGAACGATCCAGAATTCTCATTTTGGAATCAGAAAGATTCTCGTATTGATTCATTACAAACTGAATTAACAGACGAATTAAGAATTATTATTAAGAACGAATCTACAATCAAGGCTTATACCAACAGATATCTATTATCTGACGATGAACGTACAAAAGAGGATAAGATATATAGTAAATCTTCATTAAAGAATTACATTACAAGAAGTTCAGAGATTGACATGGTGGAACCTATCCCACCACCTACGGACACCGCTCGTGAACGTTACATTCGTAGAGCCTTAGAAAGGGCTAACTTGGAATATGATAACCAAGTTCAAGAAGAACCTGTTTCTGAACAAATGTTAGAGGAACGCGCAGAAGAAGAATCTTACGAAAATAGAGATAATATTGTATCAGAAGGACCCATCAATTATGGAGGGGATACAGATTCTAATATTAGAAATATCTTATACGGAAATTAAGTTATAGTTCGTAATATTTATTGGTATGGAAATAGTATTTACATCAAGATTTTTAAAAGATTTAAAGGACATTAGGATGCCAAAACATAAAAAGGCAACCGATGAAGTCATTGAAACCATTAAAAATGCACCTGATTTTGTTAAACTACACGAACTATTAGATATTAAGAAATTAAACCCTGGATTGGGTGGATATCGTATTAGATACACAAACAACCCAGAATATAGAATTAGATTTGACATTTTAGAAGACGCGAGTGATAAATCAGTAAAGAAAGTGGAGTTACAAAGATGTTTAACTCGTGAGGATTATGAGAAATATGCTCACAGAAAGATAAACGAATCAACCACACCTAAGTCACGTAAACAATTGATGGTTATAAGTGAATCTCAGTATAAAAGGTTATTTAAACTATGAAAAAATGGACAATAATAACTTTAATTACCTTGTTTTTACTGTATGGCTTTGTATACCACACATTCATGATGTTTGCAATATTACTAGCTACGTTCGGGCTTGGGTATTTAATGTTAAGGGGAGGTTCCAACATTAGAGATTTATTTAAAGACTTATAACTATGAAATTACTTATTACTGAATCACAATATACTAAAATACTATCGGAATATTACAATTCAGAACAGTTACATTCAAGAGAATATATTGTCAAAAGATTATCAAAAGGTCCAAAATATATGAAGGAATATATTAAAAATTTACCTTATATTGATTGTACCAAAAATGGTGAACCTCACGTTTGTACCTATATTCCCGAAGTAGTTTATCAATTTTTATTTGGAGATTTCTAATTTATTTGGTGGATTGATTTAATATCGATATATTTGTAAACCAAATCAACATTAACATGTCAAAAACATTAATCATCCACCCAAAGGATGACTCAACAACCTTTTTAGATATTGTCTATAAGGATGTACCAAATCAAACCCTTGTTCAAGGAGGTCTTAGTAAGTTAGAAATAATGAAACTAATTGAATCACATGATAGGGTTATGATGATGGGACACGGGAGTCCGCATGGTTTATTCCATGTTGGTCAATTCTTTCATTGCGGACCTACATACGGGGGTTACATCATCGATGAGACAATGGTATCATTATTAAAAGAAAAGGACAACAGCGTCTTTATTTGGTGTAATGCTGACCAATTTGTGGAGTACCATGGTTTAGAAGGTTTTTATAGTGGAATGTTCATTAGCGAGGTGGGTGAAGCAAACTATTGTGGGTTACCCGGTATGGACCAATCGGAGGTTGACGAATCAAATTACGCGTTTGTTAATATCATTTCAAAATACATTAATGAAGATAAGAATATCATTCACGAGAATGTTAAAAAAGAATATGGTATCTTGGCTGAAGAAAATCCAATTGCATTATACAACAATAATAGATTATATAAATCATGATTACAGAAAAACTATACAAAGTACAATTGTTAGATGGTAAAGAAACCACTACACTTTACGAAACAAGACAAGATGCTCTAAGAGCACATCGTGGTAATGTGGCGAAACTTATTGAGGTTCTACCTAAAGCAACTAAAACAAAACCAGCACCGACCATTGACGAGTTGGTGATTGTTATTAGTGCACGTAGTAACGAAGATTTAGAGATATCTAAAGATTGTGGTTACGCGGTAATGTACAATTGCCCAAAGAGAGATAAGATTTACGAAGGTATGAAATATCTTGAAGTGTCCGAGAATTACGTATTGGAGGCCACAATTACGAAGTTAGAGAAATACGAGAAGGGTGCACATCATCATTGGAAAGGACCCGGATATAAACCAGACAAGGTTTGGAAGTGGGCATTATTCCATAAAAATGGTAGAATTATCCCAAGAAAAAATGTGGAGGAAAGATATAGTAATCCACTAAAGGGAACCCAAGGAGGTATTAGTTATATTAAAATTTAATTTATGGATAATTTCCCAAAAGGACTTGCAAGATTTTTAAGTCTTGTGTCAGCATTTATCTTAGGTGCATATGTTACCCAAGAGTTTAGATTTGGTCAACCAGTTGAGTTTTATAGGTATTTTTTGACCTTTATGTTTGGTTGGATGTTTTATATTCAAGGTAATAAAAACGATTAAAATGAAGAGATATTCAGGTTATTTAATTATTGGGTCTGAAACCAGATCGGTTGAGATTATTGCAGATACCGTCCATCCCGATTCAACGTGTGCAACAAGATTCCACAGGAAAATTAAAGTTCGTGGGGAGTATGGGGCACCCGAAACAGGATTTGAATTGGTGGCGCAGTATCCATCGGATAGATTAGTTATCGATTCAATAGAAGAAATCGAGGAAGAGTAGTATTTATAGATATGTCCAAAACAATCAAAGTTACTAAAAGTCAATTAAAGCAAATGATCAAAGAATCGTTAGCCATTAGAATTGACCCTAATCAATTACCTAAGTACACACAAGAAGTTGTGAAACTAATACATGATGGTAAGAAATTTGGTAACCAATTATTAAACATTATCAAGGATTTGAGTATCGGTGAGATTATTAACGACGCACAAAGATACCACAAAATGTTTACTGATGTTGAGGCAATGGCAAGTCACTATTATAAGAAGTCCCACGAATATTATGATATTCATTCAGCACTTGAAGGTGACGAAGAAAATGAAGATGCAATTGAGGAATACTATCATTTGGTTTCGGATTTAGATACTGTTGCAACTGATTTGGATGACATGAAAGACATGTTTGAAAATATCATGGAGATGGTTACCGAAGCTGGCGGACAAATTAAAGACAAAATTAATTATTTTGATAAACAATATCCAACACAAACAATAAATGTTGGTGAACCTAACAAAACAAATGAATATGAAAATTAAATTAACTAAAACACAATTAGATAAAATGATTTTGGAATCTCTTGATGAGAAAATTAAATCAGGTGTTGAAGAATCATTTGATGAGACTAGTCCTGAAGAGGATCTTTTTGCTCCAACTCCACAAACAAAAGGAACAATTAGTATTGAAAAGTTACTTACGCCAGGAAGATTCTATAAAGGAGACGATGTCTAAACAAAAACTATTCTAATACGTATATAAAACCCTTAATAAAATAAGGGTTTTTTTATTTGTTTAAATCGATAAAATTATTTATATTTTAACATGAGATGTTATGGGTTTATTGAATATAAAAATAGTATAGAATGGAATCTCTCTGATAAATTTTTATTGGATTCAGATTTTTTTAAAGATTGTAAACCCACAGGTTTACCCATTGATGTATCCGATAGTGTGTTAGAGTTTAACAAAGGTACGGCACACTTACACTCGTATCTCACATATAATCAATTTAAAACATTAATCGAAAAAAAAGAATTTGTTGAAATAAAATACCACATGATTCTTAGTTTTATGAGATGTTTTGAGGAAGTCAAATGTCCCACCAGATTAGTATTCTGGTCGGTTTTAATATAAAATGTCACAAGTAGTTGAAGCTTTATTTGTCAGCGATTTACATTTAGGAAGTAAACATTCAAACGTCGATAAAATAATATCATTGTTAGATGATTATATACCAAAACATTTATTTTTAGTCGGTGACATTATTGATGGTTGGATATTAAATTTAAAGTGGAACATAAAACATTCCATGGTTTTGGATAGAATCAAATATCTTTCTAATAATGGAACGAAGGTAATATGGATTCCTGGTAACCATGATAACTTTATGAGAGATTTCAAATCATTTGGAAACATTGAAATTCATAATGAGTATGTTTGGAACGAGACTTTAATTACCCACGGAGACCTTTACGATGGTATTGTGTGGATAAAGAGAATTACACCTAAATTAAGAATGGTTAAGTTTCACGAAGAACTTAACAAACGAGCAATCAAATTAGGTTGTAAATCAATAATATGTGGACATATTCATAGGTCTGAAGACAAAGTGGTAAATGGGATTAGATACATTAACACAGGAGATTGGATTTATAGTAATAGTTATGTAACTTTCAACGACGGAAAGTATATTCTACACAGACCAATAATAAAAAAGGTTCCTTATTATTTTGATTATTCAAAATTTTATTATAAATTTGGGTGTAAACAAGAACAAAATGGACAAATTCAATTACGTCATTGCGAGAAAGTGGTTCGACGATAGTAATCAATTAAATTGTTACACCTATCACAATGATGTCTTTTATGGAGACATTGAAGATGCCAGAAACACATTAGAGTTTATCAAAGGTAGAGCGGACGAAGATAAAAAACATCAATATCAAATCCACAAAATTAATGATAGACCATTAAAATAAAAATATGACACCAAATCAGTACCACGAACTTCAAAGACAAGCCGATGTAATTGATGCACACAAAAAAAATAGTATGAAATTTGATTTCGAACTAGAAGTGTGGACAATATCTAAGTTGTTAAATAAATTAGAGGAAGGTAAGTTTGTAAAGTTACCACACCAAAGACCATTAACACTTAAAAAGAATTCAGCTAAAAGATTTATTGAATCGGCACTTAATAAAGATTTGCTCGTACCTTTTACTTTTGCTGACATTCAATCAAGTTTTTCTTGCTCAATCGGTCATGAAGATATGACCTTCTTTAGAAAGTATCTAAATAAGGGTTTTGAATTGTCCATCGAGGATTGCCAACATAGAATGGCAAGTTTAGAATCAGTTACAGATGATGATTTTGTTGATGAATTTGAAGGTAAGAAAGAAGAATTTTTAAATACAAAAGTTATCGTTCTTATTTTGAAACATGCAACAAAAGATGAATTGATTAGAAAGTTTGGTAGAGTTAATAGTGGTAAAACCGTTACTAACGATAACTTAATTTGGGGTGAGAATAATTCATTCAATGACTACATTAAAGAACGTTTTATTAATGATGATAGATTACTACGTCTATATAAAACGAAAAAGAAAAGTGAATCTATTGAAAGGATTTTATATGGTAATGTGTTGAAGATTATTAAGGTATGTTCATCTCACGATGGTATTATTAATTCATCAAGCACGGGTGCCGACCAGATGATGTCATTTGTTAAAGATAATATGGACACCACTCAATTTCAAAACATCGTCGGGTTATTCGATATGTGGTATGAATACATCAAAGACAATCCAACTAAAGATTCATTTACAACTCAATCAAATCTATTCTTTATTTTACATATCTTAAATAAAAAAGAATTAGATATGAGTGAAGATAATGTTAATAATATTCTTGTAAGATTTACTGACTCTCGTTCAAGATCCGAATCAAGATACATTGAGATTTTAAATACAATTGAGAATGAAGAATAATGAGATGCAACAACACCTCATTAAAATTTTTAATCGATATTCAATGAGGAAAGATGTTATCAATCGATTGGTTGTTAACACCGACACCTATGAATTCAGAGATGATGTGACAGAAGAAGGTCAATGGGTTTACTATAATTGGGTGTGTAAAGAATTAAAAGTAAAAGATAGAATTACTCGTTCACACGGAATGGATAGTGAATTGGCGTTATCAAAAAAGGTTGGTGGTCACGATGAAGAAACATTCTTTGAACGATTTGGTTATGTGGTTCAGAAAGGAACTAATAAAACTGATTTAACACTTAATGGAGAATCATTCGCCTCATTAAAGGGTGGAACAAAGATACAATATGGTATGCATGTTCTTAGTAAACTAATTCAAAGAGTTCAGGATTTATTTCGTGATTGGATTTCCACTTTTGAAGATAATTTCGTATCTTTAGAAGAAAGAAGAGAGTTTGCAAACATCATCATTGATAAATTAAACGATAGGGATGAAAGATATTTTCTATTAAACTATTTTTTGAGAAAGGATGAGAACATACCTTTTCTAATTGTTAAGGATGTGTCCGATGGAATATACTATCGAATTAAATACGATACTTTAATTAACATCTTAGTTGATAACATTGAATTCTATACAACGAAAGATAAGGTTAAGATTGTTGCAAGAATTAATATGGGGGACAAGTCCGAAGTTGTTTTCGAATTTGAACCAAGAACAGATAAGAACAATGCTTTGTTAATGCACGGACAAAGCAAGGTAATAATAAACGTGATTAAATATTTTAATATCAATGTCGAAGAAACTTATGAACAAGACCCCAATTAGGTACGCTGGCGGAAAAACGAGAGCCATTAAACACATTATGCCTTATTTCCCAACGGATTTAACGAATGTGATATCACCATTTATGGGAGGTGGGTCTTTGGAGGTTTACCTTACAAATTTAAACATCAATGTTCATGGGTTTGACATCTTTAAACCATTGGTTACATTTTGGGATGAGATGATTAACGACAATGAAAACTTTGTTAACTTTCTAAGAACTATCGAACCCACAGCGGATAACTATAAAGTAGTTAAAGATAAATTAGTTAATTGGGAATATACTCAAGAGATGTTAAAAGGTTGGAAGACTGACTTTTATATTAGAGAAAATCCAATCACATTAACTCCTGTTGAGATTGCATCTTATTATTATTTTAATCATAACACATCATATGGACCAGGTTATCTTGGTTGGCCATCTTCAGTTTACTTGACACAAACTAAGTGGAATAAAATGATTGATGACATTTCTAAATTTGATGGTAGTAAACTACAAGTTTCACAATCAGATTTCTCCGATGTTATTTCTGGTCATCCAAATGATTTCATTTACTTAGACCCACCATACTTTATGGGTAAAGATAGTGATAATAAAATGCATGCAGCAATCTATCCAATGAAGAACATACCGGTTCATCACGAAGGATTTAATCATGAGTTGTTAAGAGACTTACTACACTCACATCCTGGCAAGTTTATTATGTCATATAATAATTGTGAAACGATTAGAGAGTACTATAAAGACTTTAGACTCGAGTACCCAACTTGGAATTATTCAATGGGTAATGGAGAAACAAGGATTGGAGAGAACAGAACAAGAGAGGGAATTGTAAATCACAAAGAGTCTCACGAAATATTAATTATTAAAGAGTAATATGATTAACAATATTGAATTGATTAAACCATTATTGAACTTCGATAACGAGGGAGACTTCTATATGCTTTATGTTTTTAAACGCAAGAAGGATCAACCTGAAGGCGAGAGAGACAATCATCAATCAGTTCGTACAATTAAATCATATTGTGTCACATCAATAGAGTATCTTGAAAAAAGATACGACGAGATTATTCAACTATGTGAAGTGTTTAAAGCAAGAGCGTACATTCACGTAGTTAAACAAAACCATATGGACGTGTCGTTGAATATGATTACTGAAATTGTGACTCGAATTCAATCAGGACAAATTAATCAACAACATGTATTTGATTCGGTTGTTGGTCAGATAAAAACAATTGAGAAGAGATGGATCATTGATGTGGATGATAAAAATGTTAGAGGATTAGTACCAATTACTTCATTCATCCATTCGTTGAGACCTGAAGGTGATAAACTGGAAGCCTGTATACCAACAAGGAATGGTTATCATCTAATAACAAAAAGGTTTGATACTCAAATGTTTAAAACAGAGT